GAAGAGATGCGAGCTAAACTTACGAAATTAAGAGATTCCTTACCTCATGGTGGACCTTGTTTTGCGTAAGTGAGACAAGCGCACGCTTATTGAGACAGAATTGAGACTGCTTACGTAAGTCGTTGCAAACCTTATTGAGACTGGCTGCGTAAGTCGTTGGAAACCTTATTGAGACTGCGTTGAGACTACCCACGTAAGTCGTTGCAAATTGATTCAACCTATGACCAAAGAACAAACCAAGAAGGCCATCGCAGTGATGCAGGCCTTCGTCGACGGCAAGCGGATCGAGTTCGCCGGGGACTACAGCACCTGGCGGGAGGCCGGCGACCCGAACTGGTGCTGGAGCGGATCGGCCTCCACCTACCGCGTCAAGCCTGAGCCCAAGCTGCGTCCTTGGACGCCGGTCGAAGCGGCGGCCTACCTGGGGCGCTCGGTCCGCAGCAACTCAGGCAGCTTCCAGTTCGTTCTAGCCTCCCTCAACCTCGAAGGGTTCGTGTCCAAGTCGGGGTGCGGGCTCCCGTTCCAGCACCTCGCTGACGAATACACCCTCGAGCCCGACGGCCAGCCCTGTGGTGTGCGCGAGGAGCCCAAGTAACTTCCACGTCAGACCACACCAAAGCCGATCTCTCAGATGCAGACGACGGCAAAGCCCAACCGCAACCGGTTTGCCGTTACGCCTTACACCTCGAAAACAGGTGTAATCGCATAACAGGTTGGACGTTCAACGACTTCTACGCCTGCACGCCTTTTCGGCATTTCCAACTTTCTCTGGGCGGCGTTTCCGGTTTTGGCCTTCTGTATATATATTTTCTTTTTCAGTTCAGTAAACTCATAGAAAGGGGTGTAAGGCGTAAGATTCTCCCCGAACTGCTTGACTCTGCAATGACTTCCGTCGATTACACCTCTGTTTTGACCACTGTAACGCGCCGTATCCTCTCCGCCTCCGCGCAAGCCTGGCTTGCTCGCTCCGGCTACCAGCCCCAGGTCTGGTCTGCCTTCCCTGAATGGCCCGCCGCTGACGCGGCCCCTGTCTGGATCGCCCAGGAACCGCCCCACTACGCCCATTTCCCGAACCCTGACCCCATGCTCCGTGCCTTGGCCCTGGATAGGCTCTACGACCCCCCGCCCGACGCCGCCTGGGCCTTTGTGCCCGGTCCCGAGGGTCAAGTGTGGCTCGTGAAGACCAAGGCCCTGGATTCTCAACGGAATTGACCCTCTCATGCGCTTCTACAAGACCGCCCACAACTACGTCTGCCCCACCCTGGCCCACGACGAGGAGACCGGGGTCGGCTACGCCGACCCGTGCTACGTCGTCCCGGACGCGCGGAAAGCGGAGTTCCTGCCCCTCTGGATTGCCGCGTCCAAAACCGTGCCGAAAGGCCAGACCTACACGGTGTCGTTCGACAGCGTGACCCTCCGGTGCCAGGACACGGGCTCCGACGGGTTCTTCCCGCCCGGCGTTGCGGTCGACACTGGCTGCCTGGCGGAGTTTGACTTCGCGCAGATGGTCGCAGCTTGGGACCCCCTGCTGCTCCCCGCCTGACCTGACCGCTATGCCCACCAACCTCCGACGCTCTGGCCGGACGACCCGGATGCTGGAGGCGGCTGCCCAGGAGATCCGGGCCAGGAAGAGCGTCCTGGTCGTCGTGGCGCGTGGCCAGGTGACCGCGGTCTCCCAAACCCTGGTCGGTCTGCTCGACGACCTCCCAAACTTCGAGTGCGTAGCCGCCCGCTTCGCGGTCGTCGGCTACGAGCCTAAAACAATCGACTGGGATACCTGGACCCACCGCAAGTATGGCCACCTCTACCCCGTCCTTTTCACTGACCACTACGTCCTGGAGCGGGTCTTCGGCCGTATGCTGCACGAGCTGCACCGCTTCGACCCGCCCGTAACAACCCCCAACAAACTGCCCTTTGGCGCCGAGCCGCGCCGCATCCTGCCATGACCATCGCCGCCTTCATCCTCGCCCTCGCGGTCTGCGTCTACCTCGCCCTCCGTTTGCGCGCCGAGACCCACTACGCCAAGGTCATGCACCGCGACACCGTTATCCGACGCCACGCCGACCTCCGCCGCGAGGAACGCTCCGCCTCTCTCGTTCGCGCAGGCACCCATCGCTGGGTGGTGTTCAACGAGTATGGCGACCTCCGCCTGGAGCGGATCACGGCCGCAGCGTCGGCTCGAACAGCTCCGGGTGGGGCTTGATCCCCAACGCATGCTCCAGGCACGCCTTCACGTAGTAGCTTCGCCCCTCCCCGATCATCCTCTGGTGCGCGTCCAGCTCCGCCAACTCCCCGGCCGCAAACGCGAGCGACCGCGTCACGGTGGTCGGCTCCTTTTTCCGCATCGCCTTCTCCGCATGCCGGCGTAGCCGCTCCCGGTTCCCCGCGCTCGCCACGAAGGGCCAGCTCTTCCGCCGCATCGCCTCCTGCACCACCCCGAGCACGAACTCGGACCGCCCGCCGTCGCCGGCCAGGCCGTCCACCAACTCCAGGAGCGGGGTGGGGAAACTGATGCTCATGGGCTCCACGTCGGTTCTTGGTTTTGCGGTCTTCATCGAGGCGATTGATAACAACCATTAACAATCCGCAAGCCTAAATCTTTTCCTGCTTGATAACAAGTCCTGTTATTACCATCACCAAACCCATGCCCAAGCCCGCCCGATCACCCGCCAAACCCGCCCCCAAACGGAAACAGCCCACCCGCACCTTCAGTCTGAGCAAGGAGCTCATCGACGAGACCGAGAAGGTCGCCACGCTCCTCGAGACCAACGCCAGCGACATCGCCCGCCGCGCGCTCCGCCTCTTCAACGGGAAGATTCTCACGAAGGGGGCTGGCCGATGAGCTTCCTGACACCCCCCGCCTGGTTTACTCAGCGCCAAGAGGCCCGCAAGGCTCGCAAGGCCGCGGAGGCGGCCGCGCTCGAAGAGGCCCGCCGCAAGGCCCATTCCGATCTGGTCCTAAGAATCCAGGTCGCCACCGACAAGTTCACTAAGCTGGGCGGGGTCTTCGCCGAGTTCAGCTACGCTGTTCCCGAGGACCCAGACAGCCCCCGTGCCGTAGGCTATTTTCTGCTGGCCCGCTGCCTCTACCGAATCGTGGCCACGCCGGACGGATTCAACGTCACCCGCGTATGAGTCCCGTCACCACCATCGGCGTGGATAACGGTCCGACCGGATCGCTTGGCATTTTCCGCGACGGCACGCCCGTCCACTTCGGCCCCATCCCCACGCAGCCCTACCTGCACTACGGCAAGGGCGGCACGATCAGCAACCGGCTCGACCGCGTAGGGCTGCGCGCCCTGGTAAAAACGTCGTGTGGCCACTTCGTCGCCGATCCGAAAGCCTCGGTCCGCGTCTACATCGAACGCCCCTTCACCGGCGCCCCGAACATGCTCAAGGCGATGCTCTCGGCGCATCGCTTCTTCGAGGCCACCATCATCACGCTCGAGGACCTGGGCCTCGGCTACGAGGTCATCGACAGCGGCGTCTGGCAGAAGCCCGTCCTCGGCGACGTGAAGGGCAGCAAGGAGCTCAAACTGGCCTCCAAACTGCGCGGCGTCCAGATGTATCCACAATTCAAGGACGCCATCACCAAGCAAGGCGACGCCGACGGCTTGCTCATCGCGCACCACTTCGCCCGCAAATGAAAACCGTATACCTCGAACTACGTGAGTTCACGCCGCTTGACGGCAAGGAGTGCCAGGCAGCCTCCTACCCAGGCCCCGGTCTGTATCTCGGCCTCGTGTGGGGCGTGCGGAAGATCATTTCTGTCGGGTCGGGCGGCTGCGTGATGTTCGCCGACCTCCCCATCGGAACCGAGCCGGCCTCCCTGGAGGCGCGAGCAGCGCCGTCGTCAGGCGTCTCCGAGACGACGCTCCTCAAGACCATCGCCATCCTCACCGGCAAGTCGGTCGCGGAGGTCCGGCTATGAAACCTACCCTTCAACCGCGCCGATCACGTTCCGAAGTCCGCGCGCTCCTCACCGACTACGCCATGTTCATCGACGGGGTCGACAGCCGGCTCATCGCCCCGGTCGTCGCCGACGCCCGCTTCTGGGAGGCGCCCGCCTCGGTGAAGTGGCACCACAGCTATGACGGCGGCCTCGCCGAGCACACCCTCGAGGTGTTGGAAGCCTGCGACGTCATCGCCCACCTCTGCCACGTCCCGATCAGCCTCATCGACCTGCGCGTCGCCGCCTTCTGGCACGACTACGCCAAGGTCTGGGACTACGAGAAGGGGCCCGCCGCCTCCAACGACGGCGAGCGGGCTTGGACCTGCACCGACCACAGCGGCGACCACGGCCACCTTGTCCGCAGCTACGCCGAGTGGATGGCCCACGCCCGCACCACCGACATCGGCGAGGCCCGCATGCTGAAGATCGGCAGCATGCTCCTCAGCCACCACGGCCAGAAGGCCTGGGGCAGCCCCGTCGAGCCCCGCGGCCCCGAGGCCTGGGCGCTGCACCTCGCCGACATGATCTCCGTCCACGTCGTATGCGACCGCGTCGGGTAACAGAAACCAACAAGGCCGCCGATGGACCCCTTCACCCTCGACCCGCGCCCCCGGCCCGGACGCTGCCGGGTGAAGGGGTGCCGCCACCACGTCACCCCCGGCCAGCGCAGGAAGCAGGGCGGCTTCTGCCGGCGGTGTAAAGAGGACCGCTACAAGGTCCGCCACCCCTACACCTACGCCCTCAACAAGCTCCGCAACAACGCCCGTCGGCGTGGCCACGCCTTCGACCTTACCCTCGAGGAGTGGATCATGTTCTGCGACCTGACCGGCTACGTCGATGCGCGGGGCAGGGGAGCGGAAGACCTCAGCATCGACCGCATCCGCGACTCCGAAGGCTACACCCTCTCCAACATCCGCGTGCTCACTGTATCCGAAAACTCACGACGCGCCGCTGTCCGGCGCAAGATCGAGTCCTGGGACCGCGCTCATTGGGCCCGCATTGTCGACAGCCTCGTCTCAAATGCCGCGTAAGCCCTCCCTCCACAACGTCGAGCGCCAAGCCCTCGCCAAGGCCCTCGTGAAACGGTTCCCTAAGCACGTCGTCGCGAAGATGATTGGCATGGACCTGGCGGGGCTCACCCACCTCCTGCGCTACGAGTTCAAGTCAACCCTGCCGAGCGAGGCCAGCATCAGGCTCGGCCAGGCTCTTGGCGCTATCTTCGAGGCCTCGATCGAGGCCGGGCAGCGCGCGATGGCTCAGGCCCTCCGCGAGGCCGCGGACGCCCTCGACCGGGGTGCGGTGCCCGTCGCCGACAAGGACCTCTGACCATGCCCTTCTGCCACGACTGCGCCCACTTCGGCGCCGCCTATCCCAAGCCCGCCTGCCACCTCAAACGGCCCAAGACCTGGTCGCCGCCGGAGCACGGCCTCGACCTCGCCTACGGCTACATCCCTGACCGCCCCTCCTGTTTCCAACCCAAAGCCCATGTCCCTAAGCCCGCAACAAATCGACCGCGCGCTCGTCGTCGCTGAAGCCGTGGTCTCCCTCGCCGCCGATGTCTGGCAACACCGCAAGCAACGTGGAGGACGACTGGCTGGCCGAGTGGCCAGCGGACGCGCCGCTCCCCGCAAAGTGGGCGCCAGTCGTCGAGCCAAGACCCGTAACGCCGCCAAGCGCGCCGTCCCGGCCGAAGTTCAGTAAGGCCCAGCGCCTCGCCTGCGAACGCAAGGAACGCTTCCCCAGCGCCGCCAAGGTGAAGGCCGAGGCGATCCGCCGACGCAGCGCCGGCGAGGCCGGCGTGAAGCTCCGCGGCTACCACTGCCCGGGGTGCGACGGCTACCACTTAACGTCACAACCACTATGACACCCGCACAGACCGCCTACCAAAAAGCCCGCGAAGCCTTCGACATGGCCGTCGAGGGGCTATCGCCCGCCGAATACCTCGAGGTCGTCCAGGAGATGGCCTCGCACGTTCAGGGTTGCGAGGACTGCCTCCGCGACGAGTCGCCCGAACTTTTCGAGCAATGAACCCTCCTTTCCGCGACATCCACCACGAGATGGCCTACGGGGTGCGCCGCCGCTCCGTCAGGGTCACCGACCTCAACGAGCAGGCTCTCGCCGCCGAGTTTTTCCTGAAGAACGGCGGACAGCGCACCCGGACCCTCGCCGGCGCCATCGGCGTCACGGGCAAACGGGCACGGAAACTCATCAAGGCCGCCCGTCGCGCCAACGCTCAGGAGGGCTCGGCATGATGTCCTTCCGCGACATGACCTTCTGCCCGGGCGACGGCTGCGCCAAGTTCGACACCTGCCCGCGGGCGCTCACGACCGCCGTGCAGGACGCCGCGAAGCGTTGGTGGGGCGGTGACGGCGCGCCGATCAGCCGCTTCACCGATCCGCGGGCGCTGACGTGCTACGAAGCGACGGCGCCCTACTTCGACCCGACTGATCCGACCATCCCACTCGAATGAAACGCATCGAAGACACCTTCAACTTTATCGCCGACCGCGCGGCCGAGCTTGATCGCGTCCTCGCCTCCAGCGGACGCCCTGCGCTCGACGTTGTCGCCGACTTCCTCGTCAAACGCTTCCGCGAGACCGTTCCCAGCACCGTTTACGAGGCCTTCAGCCGCACAACCGGCTATGCGGTCCAGAGCCTCCAGAACGCCGTGTGCGTGTGCCGCAAATACCCGAAGAAGGGGCGGCCGTTGGTCCTGACCGTCGACCACCTCTCCGTCCTCGCCGGCGCCGACATCGCGCCCACCGCACTGAACTGGTGGGCGGATAAGATCGTCTCCGAGAACCTCACCGTCCGCGGGCTCCGTGCCCTGCTCGGCAGTCGCGCATGAACGTCCTCCACTTCCTCGGCGCCACCTGCGCCGCGCTCACGTCGCTCGTGGCTCTCGTTCACATCGCGACCGGCCTAATTCCGCAGTCTTTCGCGAGGCTCTACGCGGCCTCGACTGGGATTCTCACCCTGCTGGCGGCCATCGAAGGCTACCGGAGGGTCTTTCTGGGATGACCGTCGCCCTCTACGATTGGCAGCAGCCCTCCGCGGACGACCTGGCCTACTCCCTCGCCACCTACGGCGTGGCGGCCGACGGCTCCGAGATGGGCACCGGCAAGACGATCAAGTCATGCGTGGTCGCCAAGCGCCGCAACCGCCACCTTGTCGTCGTATGCCCCAAGGCGGTCGTCGCGGATTGGCGCTACTGGGCCGAGCAGGTCGGCGTGCCGATCGCCGTCTGCAACTACGACAAGGTCCGCACCGGCAAGACCCCGCTCGGGCGCTGGAGCCACCACAAGACCGTCTACAAGGGCAAGGCCGCGAAGAAGGTCCCCGCCGTCTTTGAGTGGACGCTCCCGGCCGACGCCGACCTCGTGTTCGACGAGGCGCACAAGCTCTCTGGCATCGACACCCAGCAGAGCCTCCTGCTCATCGCCGCCAAGCGCCAGGGCATCCCCCATTCCCTGCTCTCAGGCACGCTCCTCGACTCCCCGCTGAAGTGCCGCGCCCTCGGCTACTCGCTCGGCCTGCACAACCTCCTGAACTTCTGGCAGTGGGCCAAGGCCAAGGGCGTCACCCAGGGCACCTTCGGGATGGAGTGGCGCCCCACCGCCAAGCACGGCGCCGCCATCATGGAGGGCATCCGGCAGGAGCTCGGCCGGAAGTTTACCCGCATCCGCAAGGCCGACGTCCCCAGCTTCCCCAAGAAACAGGTCATCCCGACTTTCGTCGAGACCGACGAGATGCCCGACGAGGAGGCGCTCGATGGTGGGCGCTATGGCTACGAGGCGCGCATGAAAGTCGAGTTCCTCAAGGTGCCGGGCATCGTCGAGCGTGCGAAGGAGCTCATCAATGACGCCGGCCATAGCGTAGCGATCTTCGTCAACTATCTCGGCACCTTAAACGCGCTCCTCGAACATTTTCCCGAGGCGTCGGTCATTCGTGGTGGACAGAGCGAAAACGAGAGAATAACAGCTCTTAACAATTTCCAATCGAACAAAACTCACGTCGCGCTCGTCATGCTTCAGGCCGGCGGAACCGGGGTGAGTCTCCACGACCTGCACGGCCGCCCGCGCTCCTCCATAATCTGTCCCGGCAACAGCGCCATCGACTTCCTCCAAGCCATCGACCGCATCCACCGCGCCGCCGCCCTGAGCGACGCCACCATCTACGTCGCCTTCGCCAGCGGCGTCCCCGTCGAGCGCCGCATCCGCGGACGCCTCGAGTTCAAGACCAACAACCTCTCCGCCCTCAACGACGCCGATTTTGAGGCACCGATAACAACTTCCCACAATGCCCAACCCACAAACGATCAACCTGCTGGAGCTCTACCTCCAAGTCTCGGAACTACTCAACCGCCACTCGCCGGCCAGCCCGACCAACGTGGCCTCGGTGGCAATCAACCAGGAGGTCGACCCCAACGGCCGACCTCACGTCCAGATCGTGACGGTCACCGAAGCGGAGGCGCTCGCCCAGCTCGCCGTGCTGGAGGACAAACCGGCCTCGTCGGAACCCTCGAAGGCTTCGACGACGACCCCCTCCCCACAGCCGGCGAGGCCGAGGGAGTTCAACTGCCCGCCGAAAACTTCGTCGATCGCGAAGTCGGTGGCTCAGCAGACCTCAGCACCGCAGGAGGGGAACCAGAAATGGGAGTGAAGATCCTCATGCCGGAGGAGCCTGCGGTCGTTCCGGCCCCGGCCCCCACTACCGACGCCACGGGCAACCACGTCGTCCGCAAGCACGCCCGCTGCTCGCCCTCCAAGTTGAAGAACTTGGAGATCTGCCCGAGCTACGAGGGCGACAACGACGGCCCCGTCCACCCCGTCACCCTTCGTGGGACCGCGATGCACGAAGCCCTGGAGACTGGCAACGACAGCGGCCTCCTGACCGAGAACGACAACGAGGAGCTCCGCCTCGTGATGATGTGCCGCGAGTTCCAGGACGCCGAGCGCGTGGAGGGCGAGGAGGTCATCACCGAGCCGCACCTCAAGACGCACGACCCCGACGTCATGGGCTTCGCCGACCGCGTCGTGCTGGAGCCTCCGCGGGAGGTCCTCGGGCACTCAGTCCGTCGGGCTCGCTGCCGCGACTACAAGATGGGGTTCAACGCCGTCGACGGCCCCGAGAACAACCCGCAGGCCATCGCCTACACCGTCGCCATCTTCCTGCGTTGGGACGACGTCGCCGAGGTCGACTTCGCCTTCCTGATCCCGCGCCTCGACCTGGTGCTCCAGCACACGTTCAAGCGCGAGGACCTGCCCGCCCTCAAGCTGCGCCTCAGCCTCATTGCCGACCGCGTCCGCAAGCTGGCCGGCAAGGAGTTCAACCCGAACAACGAGAACTGCCTCTACTGCGGCCGCAAGGCCACCTGCAAGGCGCTCATCGACAAGACGCTCACCATCGCCCGCGGCTACGACGACGGCAGCAAGCTCCCGCTCCCCGCCGTCCTCGACCCCACGCAGATCGTCGACCCGCAGCAGATCGCCTACGCTCTGAACGTCGCCAGCGTCGCCGAGAGCTGGATCGAGCAGACCCGCAAGCGGGCCCACCAGATTCGCACCGAGCTCGGCTTGGAGATCCCCGGCTACGACCTCATCGAACGCCAGGCCAAGCGTGAGATCGCGAACGTCCCCGGCACCTTCGAGATCGTCACGAAAGAGTTCGGCGTCCCTCCCGAGGAGGTGCTCTCCGCCTGCAAGGTCAGCATCACCCAGCTCGAGAAGGTCGTCACCGACCGCGCGGGCCACGGCGAGAAGGCCAAGGTCGCCGAGAAGTTCACCGACCGCCTCATGGACGAGGGCTACCTCACCCGCGGCGCGTCGTTCCACGTCCTCCAACGCAGCCGCAAGAAGGCCCCGAAGAAGGTCGAGGCCGCCTAAACCACCTTACGGGAGTCGCCGGCACGCATGAAAGAGCCCGGCGAGTAACACCACAAGCCTAACGACCAGTCGTCAGACCGTCGGCGTCCCGTGCTCCCTCCCCTTTCCGATTCGTCGGATAACAGAAACCAACAATAGATCCCACCATGCCTAGCGTAACCTCATTCCGCAAGTCTCCCGCCAACGCCACCGCCAACGCCGCTCCTGCCGCGGCCCAAACCCCCGCTCCGGCGCCTGCCAACGCCGCCGAAGTGGTCACCAAGGTCCCGGCCGCCGCGAAGGCCGTCGCGCCCGTCAAACCCGCCGCGACCCCTGTCGCCCAGCCCGAAGACACCGCGGTTGCCACCGTCGGCAGCACCGACGTCGTCCCCGCCGACTTCTACAACGGCGTCGGGGGCTTCGAGGGCGAGTTCACCTCGAACGACATCCGCATCCCCTACCTCTCGATCTGCGGCAAGACCTCCAAGATTTTCGACGAGCACCCCGAGTTCCTCGGCCAGTTCGTCTACAACAAGAACATCGCTCTCGGCGACGAGATCCGCGCCGTCTTCGCCAAGGTCACGAAGTTCTGGGTCGAGGACCTCCCCTTCGGCACCGAGGCGATCCCGCAGCGGTTCAAGTTCATGGACGACGCCCGCGCTGCCGGCTTCAACCCCTCCCAGATGAAGGAGCAGGCCGAGCTCGACCTCCTCATCGAGCTCCCCCTGACCGACGAGAACGGGGAGGCGACTGGCGTTGACGAGTTCGCCGACCTCTTCGTCGGCGACAAGGCCTACCTGCTCACCCGCTACACCGTGCAGAGCAGCGCCTACGGCAAGACCGTGCCGACCCTCCGCACCGACATTGGCGGCTTCCTCAAAGGCAACCTCGTCAACGGGTTCTACATCATCAAGACCCAGAAGGTCGAGGGCAAGAAGGGCACTTACTACGTGCCCGTCCTGAAGACCGACGGCCCCACGCCCCAGGAGCTCCGCACCGAGATCGTCAAGCGGTGCTCTCCGGTGGCGGTTTGACGCTTCGACTCACTCGAGAAGCGGGGCGCCCCGAACTAAGGAGCGCCCGCAAGGGCACTCATAGGCACGGCCAGACCGCGAAGCCTTGCGCCCCAGGTAACGGAGCCAGCGCCCCGCTTCTCTTTCACGACTCCATCTTCTAGGTGCCCAGGAACCCGTTTCTCAACGGGGAACGAGGCGGCGCAACCCCTCTGGAGTCTCCCACCCATTTTCCTGCTAGCGGGAAACGCACGTCACGCCGCTCACGGAACAGTGCCTAAACGACAGTGAGCAGAGGAGCCTCATCTCAAGAGGCCGCCCGCCGGGAGCGTTATCCCGGCTCCATCTTCTCATGCCCGAGACCTGCTCATCCACGCCCCACTGGCCCGCCACGACTTCCTTCGCGGTCGACTTTGAGTCGACCTACTCGAAAGGGAAGCGCGACATCTCCACGCTGGGCACGGCTCAGTATCTCCGCCACCAAGAGACGAAGATCTACCTCGTCTCGATCTACGGCGTCTTCCCCGACGGCACCGCCATCAGCTACTCCGGCCCCGTCGAGCAGGCGCCCTGGCACCGCATCAACGGCCATCATTGGGTGAGCCACAACGCCGCCTTCGACGCCCAGGTATTCATCGAGTGCCTACGCCGCGGCCAGGCCCCCGAGGACGTCGCCCCGAGCGCGTGGGACTGCACCGCCGACCTCGCCGCCTTCCTCGGCTCCGGCCGATCCTTGGCCGCCGCCTGCGAGTTCCTCCTTGGCGTCACGGTCGACAAGACCGTGCGCGACGAGATGAACAACAAGACCTGGGAGACGATGACGCCTGAGTTCCGCCAGGCCGCCATCGACTACGCGCTCAACGACGCCAAGCGTTGCTGGGAACTGTGGCAGGGTTACGGCGCCCAGTGGCCGGCCAAGGAAGTCGCGATCAGCCGCCACACCGCCGACATGGTCATTCGCGGTATCCACGTCGACAGCGCCTACGTCGACGAGGGCATCAGCACCCTCAATAAGGCCATCTTCGAGGTCGAGGGCCGCATCCCCTGGCTCGACGAGAAGGACGCGAAGGGCAAGTTCTACACCGTCGGCAGCAAGAAGGCGATGGCCAAGGCTTGTGTCGCCGCCGGCATCCCGCCGCCCACGTCCACGGCCGACAAGAACGAGCTCTTCGACCGCTGGTGCGAGCAGTTCGCCGACCGCGCGCCCTTCGTCGCCGCGGTGAAGGAACATCGCTCCATCAACCGCACGATCGACGTGCTGGAGAAGATCCGCGACCGCACGCTCGCCGACGGGCGGATGCCCTACGGGCTGAAGTATTTTGGGGCCCATACGGGGCGATTTTCGGGCGACTCCGGCCTCAACCTCCACAACCTCACCAAGAAGAAGATCGCCGGCGTCGACCTCCGCGGCTGCCTCGTCCCCGCGCCCGGCAAGAAGTTCATCGTCGCCGACCTCAAGCAGATCGAGGCGCGCGTCTCCCTCTGGTTTGCCGAGGACTGGGCGCAGCTCGAACTCCTGCGCAACGGCATGGACGTCTACGAGGCCCACGCCCGCCAGACGATGGGCTACAAGGACCCGATGCCCTTGTCCGAGTGGGTGAAGTTGCCCGAGCGCACCGACGCCGAGAAGAACGTCCGCCAGATCGCCAAGGCGCGCGTCCTCGGCCTCGGCTTTGGTATGGGCCACGCCCGCCTCATCGACTATGCGAAGGCCCAACTCGGCCTCGAGCTGACCGTGCAGCAGGCCAAGGCGATCGTGAACGGCTTCCGCAACGCCAACCGCGGCATTGTCCACCTCTGGAACAAGCTGGGCCGCGCGATGGAGACCCACGCTGGCGGCCCGAACCGCCACGCACCCTTCGTCATCGAACTCCCGAGCTGGCGCCAACTCGAGTATTACGACGTGAACTCGTCAGACGGGCTCCAAGCCCGCGACGAGATCGGCGGCCGGATGAATTACTACCACGGCCCGAAGCTCGCCGAGAACGTCGTCCAAGCCACCGCCCGCGACGTGCTCGTCGAGGCCATCCTCCGCATCGAATCGGTCTTCCCCGGCTCCGTCGTCCTCCACGTCCACGACGAAGTCGTCTGCGAGGTCGACCTGTCCGTCGACCCCGCCGAGATCGAGGCGCTCATGTCTGTCACCCCCGACTGGGTCGAGGGGCTGCCGGTAGGTTCCTCGGTCGAGGAAGCCGAACGCTATTTCAAGTAACAACTTCTAACAATGCGTGCCACCCTTCGTCTCTACGCCCACTCACGACTCAGCCTCGCGAGCTCCCTCCACCTGAAGCGCGTCCTCGACGACGCCCCGCCCGTCCTCTTCCCCGGCGTCGGCGTCTGCCTCCACGTCGGCGGCCCGGTCCACAAGATCAAGTGGACCACCTACGATCCTGCGACGCGGTCCCTCTCGGTGAAGCTGGAGGATTTCTTGCTTCCTACCGGCCTCGGCGCGTGGCAGGACCGCCTGGCGGAGCTCTACGCCGAGGGCTGGGAGGACGACGTATGATCCCGCAGTCCTGGCTGGTGCTCGGCACTGCCTCCGTTCTCGTGGGGTTCCTGCTCTACGACGTATTCGGCCCTAAGGCGGGAGAGGGGGTAAACCCCGACGCGCTCGTCGGCAAGGCGTCTTGGTATGGCGAGGAGCTCCGAGGCCGCCCGATGGCGAACGGCAAGCCCTTCGACCCCGACCGCCTCACCTGCGCGTCCTGGCACTGGCCCCTCGGGGCGCGACTCCGGGTCACCCACGGCCAGCGCAGCATCGTCGTCACGGTCACCGACCGCGGCCCGAACAGGCGTTTCCCCGACCGCATTGTTGACCTCTCCTATGGCGCCTTCGCCCACCTGGCGCATCCCGACGTCGGTTTGATCGAGGTGACGGTCGTCCAGGTTCCTTGACCCATGTTCTTCTCCCTCCCCAATCTCTCAGCCCACTCCATCCAAAACGTCGACGCGCCCTGGGCGCTGGACCTGACGCGCCCGCAGTTCGCGACGAAGGACGAGTTCCGTCTTTGGTGCAACAACCCCCAGACCGCTCACGCTTTCCTGTCCTGCGTCCAGGGCGTCCAGCCCGCGCTCCGCGTCAGCGAGGCCAACCCGCCCACCCGCATCACGGGGCTCATCCTCGACTACGACGCCCACCCCGGCGCCGACGCCGCCGCGATGGTGCTGACCAACGCGCCCTCCGACTTCCGCCCCGCCTACGTCTGCCGCACCTTCAGCGGCCACGCCCGCGTCATCTACCGCTTCGAGGAGCCGATGCCGCTCTTCAACCTCGACTTCGCACGCGAGTTCCTGAAGCGCGTCGGCCGCGAACTCAAGCTGCGGAAGCTGCTCCCTGGATTCGAGAACGAGGCCCTGGCCGACCTCGCCAAGCACTACGAGCTCGGCACGCACTGGACCCCGGTCGGCGACGGCGCGGCCGTCATCCCGACAGCCAACCTCCTTGTCTGGCTCACCGAGGTCTCTCGCAAATACAAGTGGGACAAGGTCGACACCGTCGTCCCCATCGAGTTCGTCCGCGAGGAGGCCGAGAAGCGGTTCCCTGGCGGCTGGCCGGGCGGCTGGGATCTGTTTGCCGTCGGCGCTCGCGGACCTCGCTTCTGGGACGCCAGCGCGAGCGACCCGACCGCGGTCATCGTGCGCGAGAGCGGCTGCCAGTTCTTCAGTGACGGCGGCGGCTGGATGTCATGGGAGGCCATCTTCGGCGGCGACTTCATTCGTCGCTGGACCAGCGACCGGATCGGCAACGCGATCAAAGACCTCTGGTTCGACAGCAAGTATTACTGGCGTAAGACGCCGCTCGGCGACTGGCAAAACGTGACCAAGGAGGACATCCGCCTCGACCTGTTCACCCATCGGCGCCTCAGCAGCAAGAGCCCCAAGGCCGGCTGCCCGAGCGAGATCGACGAGGCCCTCTACGACATCCAAACTACCCACCATGTTCGCAAGGCGATGCCGTTCCTGTTCCGCCCGGACGGCCCCTACACCTACAACGGTAAGAGGTATTTGAATACATCCACCGTCCGACCGATCCCGCCCGTAGATCACTCGGTCGAGTGGGGCGAAGGTTTCCCCTGGCTCGCGCAGTTCCTCCTCACGCTCTTCGAGCCGGACGACCAGCTCGACTACTTCATGGCCTGGCTGAAGCATTTCTACCTGGGGGCCTACTCGCAGGACCCGGCGCGCGGTCTGGCGCTCTTCATCGCGGGCCCCGTCGGCGCGGGCAAGACCGTGCTGAACAAGGCCATCATCGGCCAGCTCATGGGCGGGCGCCAGGATGCCGGCGCCTACCTCACGGGCTCCGACAAGTTCAACGACGCGCTCTTCAGCGCGGCCGTTTGGAACGTGGACGACGAGATCGCGCCCGACGACAAAAAGCGCCCGGTCTACACCCAGATCCTCAAGAAGATCATCGCCAACGACAGCTTCACCTACCGGCCGATGCACGTCAGCGGCGAAGACATGGAGTGGGTCGGCCGCCCGGTGCTCACGCTCAACGACGACCCCGAGTCGCTCCAACTCCTGCCCGAGACCGAGCGCAACATCCTCGACAAGATCATGCTCCTCCGCTCGAAGAGCCCGGAGGTCGACTACTGGCCGAGCGACGCGGAGATCGCGGCCGAGCTGCCCTTCTTCGCCGCCTTCCTCCGGGACTGGACGCCGCCGCCCGAGACCGTGCCGCCACCTAACAAGAAGCGGTTCGGCGTGAACAGCTACAAGCACCCCGACCTCCTGCTCGCCGCCAACGCCACCAACGCCACCAGCAGCTTCGAGGAGCTCCTCGAGCTCTGGCGGACCGAGTGGTTTGCCCCCGGTGGCGCGGGCGAGAGCCAGCTTTACTGGGAAGGCACGCCCACCGCCCTCAGCCAGGACGTCAGCCGCAATGACACCCTCGCGAACATCCTCGACCGCAACTTCAGCAGCGTGACCGCGCTCGGCACCCATCTGACCAAGCTCGTGCGTCGCCACGAGGGTCGCCCGAACCCGCTTGTCACCCGCACCGGCCACCGCCGCTACCGCATCAGCCGACCCAATGCCGCTACCGATAACAACTCCTAACAAACCGCAGCAGTTGACCTGCCCCTGCTGCCGCGGACCGATCGAGGTCTCCTCGTATCGAGACGAGTCGTTTAGGGCCGCGCAACGGGTCGTCGTGCGGCACCCGCGTCGGCGCGTGGCGCGGCCACGTCCGTCCATGCTCGCCGCCAATTACGACCCGTTCGACTGCACCGCCTCCGTTGCCGAGGTCCCCGAGCTCGCCCTCGCGTTCCAGGTCGACGACCTGCTCAGTCTGCACGCCATCGGCGCCTACACCGACCAAATGCTCACCGACGCGGTGAGGCAACTCGGGAAGCGGTGCTTCGAGGAGCTCCAGGGCATCGCCCAGCCCGTCGCCCCGACACACAAACCCGCGCCCGCGGCCAAACTGTCCACTGGCTTCGGCAAGGACGTTCGGAGGGTCCTGGTATGAAGGTCGTCGACCTCACCATCGACTATCCCAGCCACCAGGCGGTCGACTGTTACGGCGACCACGTCGCGACGATGTATGGCCATGCGCGGGTCCGTGCGAGGGCGGCGCTCGACCCCGGCGAGGCGCCGCCTCTCGCGGGAACGGTAATCGACTTCCCCTCGTTCGGCCCGCTGCTCGTCACGCACGTCACCTATTCGCAATGGCCCTACGTCGACCTCATCGGCCAGAGCGCCGCTGGCTACGACGCCCTGCTTTTCCCGATGTCGTCGGCCAAGATCACACCACCTCAGCCTGCCCCATCCGCGCCCGTCGCGATGCCGAAAAACCCGACGCCGATTTTCGGCAAGGACACCCGGAGGATCACCGCATGACCGCGGACCGCCTGCTCACCGCCGACGAGGTGATGGCCCGCTACGGCTACAAGGCCCGATCATCCTTCTGGCAGTTCGTCCATGCCAAGGGGGTGCCGCACATCCAGCTCAACGCGCGCAAGATCGTGTTCAGCCCGGCCGCCCTCGAGGCGTGGGAAGCGAAGCGCACCGTGGGGGCCCGGAAATGAGAGACCGCATCCGCTCCCTGCTCGCCGACGGCCGCGCCCGCACCTGCCGAGAGATCGGCGCCGAACTCGGCATCATGGCCGCCCGCGCGCACTTCATTGTGCGGCATCTGGAGGACGTGCTCCGCATCCCCGGCCCGCCAACCTCCAAGCGCGCCCGCGAAGAGGGATACCGCCGTGGGCGGGGCTCCCTCTGGCGCATCGACCCCAATTTCCAATTCCGATCCTACCAACGATGAACCAACTACCTACCATCTACATCGCCGGGCCCATGTCCGGCTTGCTCGACCACAACTTCCCCGCGTTCAACGCCGAGGCCTTGCGTCTTCGCGATGCCGGGCACCTCGTCCTGAACCCGGCGGAGAGTGATGGCGGCAGCACGGACAAGCCGTGGGCCTTCTACATGCGGAAGGCGCTGGCCATGCTCGTCCAGGCGGACGAGGTCCTCGCCCTGACGGGGTGGGAGCAGAGCCGGGGCGCCCGCATCGAGATACGCCTTGCTCTCTGGCTGGGGATGCCAGTTCGCCGTCAAGGCTCGGGACATCCCGTGTCGTCCTTCGACATTCCGCCGGAGGCTCACGCCCCGCGGGTTTACCTCGATCAACCTGCGCCTGCGCCCGAGCCAAGCTCGGAGACCGTGTGCCAGGAGGCCGACCGCCTCGTCTCTGGGGACCGCGGCTCCGCCTACGGGCACCCGCTCGACAACTTCACGCACACGGGCCGCCTCTGGGCGCCCATCCTCGGCCTCGACGAGGTCACGCCTGAGCAAGTGGCGCTCTGCATGATCGGCGTGAAGCTCTCGCGCGAGTGCCACAAATCGAAGCGCGACAATGCGACGGACATCGCCGGCTACGCCAAGTGCCTCGACCTGGTGCGCGAAGAGAAGGCGCGGAGGGCGTCGTGAAAATCTACCTTGTGGTCTCGCACGACCGATTGGAGCCGTGGAGCTCCGTCCACAAGCGCGCCTACCCGACCCGCGAGGCAGCGGCGAAGCGCGTAGCCCGGCTTGAAAACAGCGAAGCCGCAGAGGTCTCTTTCTTCAGAGTGGAGGAGGTTGAGTTGGTAGGGCAAACCACGCCTCTGCCTCGTCCTTCCGCATGAGCTCCCGGTAGTGGCGGTGCAGCACGCTCGGCGTGTTGCCCGCCTCGATCGAGGTCTCGTTCACGTTGCCCGTCACCGCCACTCGGGCCGAAATCCAGGAGTGGCGAAATCCGTTGTCGGCGAGGTCGAGCCCCGACGTCCGGCAAATATCCCTGATCCGGTCAATCGCGAGATTGGTGCAGATCGGGCCTTTCGTCGTGCCCGGACGCAACGCCCGAAGCCGCGCCACCGCCGCCGTGGGGATTGGCACCATCCGCCGCGCCGGTGTGCGCGGCTTGGCCTTGCTGACCCGCAGGAACGCGCGATCAAGGTCGATGTCGTCCCAGGTCTGGGCGTGGACCTCCGCGCGCCGTAGGCCGCAAGCAGAGGCCAAGATGAGGGCCGGCTCATACTCCGGCTTCGCCCGGCGAACCTCGACGTAGGCCAGGGCCAGCTCCGCTGGCGTCACGAGGCCGATCTGGACACGCTTCGCCCGGACGGTGTCAGTGCGCTCCGCGGCGGTGAGCGTGTCCAGCGGGAGGTAGTTCCGCTTCCGCGCCCACCGGAAAAGGGTGACGATGCGCTGGCGGTGGCTGTTGCGGCTGTTGGCGTTCGCGAACTGGCCGAGGTAGCCGTCGAGCTCCGCCAGCCCCAGCGACTCCAGGGCGCGCCCCCGGAAGTGATCCCGGAAGCGCGGCAAGGTGCGGTCGTAGCCGGCCGTCGTGTCGACGCCCACCGATTGCTTTTGCGCGTAGAACTTTGCCACTACGTCCTCAACAAGGGCCTTGTGAGTAGAAGGTGACGCCTTGTCCCGGGCGGTTCGCCATTCGCGAATTGCGACGAGGAGCGGAGTGTCACCGGCGAGCCCCCGTGCCGCGGCGAGCTCGGCGCGGTCCTCGGAGGTCATGCCGGCGGCGTCGATCCGACCGGCGTTGAGCTGCTTGGCCTTCAGCCCGGCCTCCTCGAGCGCGGCGGCCTCGTCGGCGAACTTCTGTTTCTTGCGGCCCTCGGCGGTTTGCCAGACCAGGACGAAGGCCCAGCCGGTGCGGTTCGTCTCGTGTCTCACGCGGTAGACCTTCACGCTCGCGTTGCCCTTCTTGATCGTCCTCGGCCAGGCCATCGGCAGGGACCAAAAGGGGACAGACCGAGGCGGACAACTCTATTCCACGGCGGACGGGGTTCCTCTGGACGGGGCCAGCGGAAGGCCTGTTCTGGGCACCATTCTCCCTCTGAAGAGGGTTTCAGGGAACGGAAAGGGAACAAACCCGACGTCGGGAACCCTTAGCGGGCCTCGGTGACCTCGAAGTCGATCTTGCCACCCTCGTCGTGGAAGATCCGCAGCCAAGCTGCGCCGACCGGCTTCGGCGGGGCGCCCCGCTCGATATGCCAGCCGCCGTGCCCGTCGCCATACTCCTCCTTGAAACCTGGCGTGCTGACGTGGACCTGGCGGCAATGCTCGACCCGATTCGCCCGGTTGAGTCGGACGCGGGCGATGGGTAGAATGTAGCCGTCGTGGGTGTGCCCCGTGTGGCAGATGTCGGCGTCAGGGAGAAAGACCGCGTGGCGGTTGGTCTGGATGACGCCGCGAGTCACCGGGCCGCCGCCCCCGTGCCCGTGGTGATACCAGTAGGTGAGGCTGTGCTTGCTGGTGTGGTTGTAGGTGACGTGGAAGCGGACGTAGCCGCTGAAGCCCCCGGCCCGCGCCGGACTGCCCATCGCCTGAAGCCGCTCGGTCGTGCGTTCGACGAGGTCGGTCTCGTGCATGCGCTTCACCGCCGACTCGTGGTTCCCGACCCCCCGCAGGGTGATGATGTCCTTGTAGGGCTCGAGGTAGGCCGCGCCTGTCTCCACGAGGGAGTCGAAATACTTGCTGGTCTGGTGCTCCTTGCGGATGTCGCTTTTGCTGCCGCGCTTATCGAACTTGCCCTGCATCGCGCAGAACCAGTCGCCGATGTCGAGGACGGGGCAGTCGTCCTTCTTCGCACGCTTCAGGAGCTTCTCGTAGAGCGCCCGGTCGCAATGGGGGTTGTCCCAGTGGACGTCGCTCGTGAGGAGTGCCCGGAACTCGTCACCCACCCGGGGCAACGTGAGGTCGAAGCGGTGGACGTTTCGACTGACCTCGTCGAAGACCCAGGGAGCGGACGCGCAGCTCATTTGGAAGCACCACGGCCCTCGATCTGCGCCAGCTTGATCTCAACGGCGGCCATGCGCTGTCGGAGGTCGAGAAGCTCGCGATCATTCGTCGACTTGGCTTCGACGAGCGCGGAGACCTTCTCGCCGGTCTCGCTGGTCTTGAAAGCCACCCACCCCGAGACGCCCAGGAGGACGGCGATCAGGATGGTGTTAAGGTTGGTTTCTTTGCCCATGACGGTCATTGGTGTGTCAATCAGATTTGAGCCTGGTCTTGCGCCGAGCGGAGCTGGGGCACGAGGGCCGCGATCTTGGCCTGCTGACTCTGCCAGAGCGGCGAGTCGGCCACGCCGCGCGCGACGGTGGACAGGAACGGCGCCTTGCGGTCGATCAGGGCGAGCAGCTCCCCCGTCGCGGCGGTGGCGTTGCCGGTGGCGAGCTTGAGGTAGATCCCGGCGGCCCACCCGAGCGCGGTGAGCACCGCCAGGCCGCCGGAGGCCCAGAGGGCTTTGGTGTAACGCCCCGCCAAGACGGCGTTGTGCGCGGCGATGCTGCGCGCGCGGGCCTCGGAGGCGGCGAGTTCTCCGCGCAGGGCGGTGAGCTGCGCGGAGGCGGACTCGTCGGCGGCGCGCTGCGCGGCACGCAACCGTTCGCCCTCGGCACGCAGGGCCTCGTTATCCGAGAGCAGGGCCTCGACCTGGGCGCGCACGCTGGCGAGCTGCGCAACGGTGAGCGGACCGTTTACCTCGGCGAGCAGGGCGGATGCCTGGCCGGCGGCCTCGCTCGCCACTTCGACCGGGCGCGAGGCGGGCGCGGTGAGCAGGGCGATGACGGCCTCCTGCACGCGCTCCTGCGCGCGCCGCAGCACGTCGCCCTCCGTGGTCGCGACCTTCGCCTCGGCCTTGACCACGGCGCGCTCGCCACGTGCGGCCCACCAGCCGAAGGGGCCGGAGCCGCCCGTAGTGGAGCAGCCACTACCGACGAGGGCGAGCGTGATGAGCAGGAGGTGGGCGGCGGTTTTCATCGTGCGAGGTCGATCCAGAGCGCGAGCCCGAGGCCGGCGAGGGCGAGCGCAAGCGCGACGTGCCAGAGCTCGATTTTCTTACGCGGGCTCATGCCGCGACGAGTCGGGACGAAGGGGTCGGTGTTTTTCATGGCCGGCTAGTGAAGGCCGAAATGTTCGGGAATCGCAGAGCAGAAGAGGAGCCGGGCAGCAGGGTCTCCATCGCGGATTGGATGGCTCCGGTTTTGCCAACGAGGGTCCCCATGCCGTCGTCGTTCACGCCTCCTCCGGTCCACCCCTTGCCGAGAAGCACAAGCTCTCCGTTGACCGGCACTCCGACGAATGAACCTGAGTCACCGGAAACCCATTCGAGATACCACGGGGCGAGTTCAGATGGACGAGCCGTATTCGACACCCCGAGGCCGGAGTTCAGGAACCCGAGGCCAAGCTGGAATCCCTGCGAGCCTCCGAACTCACGTTTGCCTTTGACCACTGGCAACCGGGAGGACGCGACGGTTGATCCGGCGCGAAACTTATCCGACCAGTTCGCGGGCGGGATGGCGATGGGAGTGATGTCTGTGAAGGGCGAGTCGAACATCACGAGCATCTGGTCACCGCCGAGGTCCACGCCTGCTGTCACGGTTCGGGTCTGGACTACGTTGCCGTTGGTGATGAGAGCGTGAGTCGAACCGACCACGTTCGCGACCACCCACGGCCAATGATGACACAGGACGCTGAAACGGGGGTGGATCATCGCGCCTTGATGCCACCGCGCACCCACCGGACAGTGGATGGCCGACACGTCCCACGGCACCCAGAGGCTCGTGTTGCGGATGTCACTCGGAGCGACATTCATCGTGGTCGGGCTTGGGGTCTTTCCAGCCACCGCCGCCTTGATCGCAGCGTCGATATGGTGAGCGAGTGTGCCGGGGGTCCATCCAGTTAGCTCGGAGTAGACTCCGCCGCTCACGGTGGAGACGAACGTCCCCGCCCGCTTCTTGATTCGGCCCACCTGCACGTTGACCGTGATATTGGACGAATAGGAAGTGGCGGTGACTCGACCGTTCGAGGCGATAGTGGCCGGCCCGACAACCGACCACTCAGGAGTAGTCGAAGTGCCTGAAACAACCCCTTGAACCTCTTGGACGACTGTGTCGGTGAACGAGGCATATTGGGAGTCAAAATCCGTAGCGGGGGCGAACCCGGGAGTGACGACTCGGGACACCGGATTCAGAGCAACGGTGAATGGGTCGTCCGAGACCAAAGGGCCGCGTGACGTGACGCCGGTAGGGGAGCCTCTTCGCGTCGTGCTCATGGCGTGAAAATCGCGTCGCGCTCAGCTTGGGTGATGACTTGCGCCTGAACCAACGCAGCGAACCCGGCGATGGTCTGCGGATGATCCATGAACATCTCTCCCTGCCCCATCGCCTCCGAGAGCCAAATGAAGATTGCGGGGCTTTGTAGTGACGTGGCAACTACACGCTCATACACTCCCGGTGCCTTGGCCCGGCAGTGGCGAACGAACTCCAACCAGTTATCGAAGCGCAGAGGACCTGCCGGCGCGGACGGCTCACGTTGCCAGCCCTCGGGTAGTTGATCGGCGGATACGAGGGAGTAGCCCTCGGGCGGAGTCCAGTGCTCGGGGATGTCGGGACCGACGAAGGTCTGAACACGCCCGGTGGAGATGGAGACGAGTGCGAATTGAGTGCTCATGGTAGGTCAGTAACGGACGGTGAGTCGGAGGATACCGGCGGCTCCATTGCCGCCTCGCTTTCCGGTCGTGCCATTGGTGGATGCGCCCGCGCCCGCTCCCCCTCCTCCGGGGAAATAACCGTCCCCACCCTGCCCACCTCCACCGGCATTGTTACCGCCACCACCGGAAGCCGAGAACGCTCCCCACAAAACAAGGGGACCACCGTAGGTCGCGGTTACTCCGTCTCCGCCACCCGCCGCGCCAACAGTCGCAGTCCAATTGTTGTTCGTGATAAACGCTGCGGTGCTCGGACCTGATACGCCCCCGCCTGCGTAATGGTTGTTGCTGGCGTCGATGCCGCCACCCCCTGCGCCACCGCTACCTCCGGGGATTTCAAAGTCAGTCGATATGCCGATAGAGGAGCCCGCCGCGGAGACGCTACCCGCGCCGCCTTGCGTCCCGGGGCGGTTGCAGTAACCCCCTCGGGTGCTCTGCGCTCCGCCAGTGGTCGTCCCGGCGCGTCCCCGTCCGTTACCGGTGGGGTATAACGTGCCCGGGGCAAGTATCTGCGTGCCTCCACCGGAAATACTGGTATCCCCACCATGAGTGCCGGGGTTGCCGTCCGTGTTATCAGTCGTGGGAGCCGCTCCGCCAAGCCCACCGGCACCGATGGTCGCCGTGATCGTCGCTCCGCCGCCCCCGAAGGTCGAAGCGGGCACCTCGATGTCGAGGCCGTTGCCGCCGCTCCCACCCCCGCCACCGCCCCGCGCCGTGCCAGCCGCGCCACGTCGGCCAGACCCAGCGCCAGAGCCGCCAGACAGAAGCTCGCAACGAATGGAGCGTGCGCGGATGGGGAGCGCCCACGTGAACGGACCGGGGAGCGCGCCGGTAGACCCGGCAGGACCGCCAGTGTCGCGACGGAAGATGAAGGACTCCTCCATCGGCATACGTGAAACCAACGACCAGTTTGTGCCGTCGAACTGGCAACGCATGACCACCCGGCGAGCGGTCCCGTTGCCGATTGCCTCGTCAATCAGCGTCCCGCCGCTGGTGAGGTTGCGCAGTTCGATTCGCGGGTTGTTCGAGGCAGGCAGATCAACGTTGACCGTGATGAACGCGCCTGCGTGTGCGTTGGTCGATTGGAGCGTGACCGTGTGGGTGTATCCACCCGCGCCAGCCCCGGCGGTGATCGTCGCCACCTCGTTCGGCTGAGTCGCCAGAAGCGCGAGATTTGTGTTGCCAGCGGCGGACACGGTGGCCGTGAACGCACCGGCTAGGACAACCTTCCCCGCGACCGTCGCGGTCGCGTCGGGGACGGTGCCACCAATCGGTTCCTGCGCGAGTTGAATGAAGCTGAACGCCCCGCCACCTTCATCGACAGTGTGAAACGTCACGATGGTCTGAGCGGGGATCAAAAGATCGTAACCGCCAATCGTGTCGGAGATGTAGGCCCAAACCGTCCCGATGTTCGCAACCCGGAGGCCCATCCGGGCAGAGTTCACGACAAACAGGGTATCACCGTCACCAAACAGGATCAATTGCGTGCCGTTCTCCACCGTAGCCCAATTCGTATCATATTTGAGGATACTGCTTCCGCCTCCTGCGGCGAGCACCCCAGCGGTGTTCACGCCGTCGCCGATGCCGAGTTTCACGCGGGTAGGGGCGGTGAGACTATCGACTCGGGCGAAGAGGTGGCGCAGACCCGGGATCGTGGTCGTGTCACTCTCCAAGAGCATCTGCGGGATGATCGGGCCGACCAGTTCACCGTTCTCCAGTAGGGCAGGGGTCTTCCGCTCCAGCACCTCCAACCCGTAGAGCCCGCCTTGCGGAATGGAGCTAAACTGGACGGCCTCGCCGGGGGCAATGACGATTGGACCACCGGTGCCGGAAGAGGTCAGAGTGAAGTCCTCAACACCGAGGTTGTGGACGAGAACAGCGGTGCGGATCGCCGTGGCTGCGCGACCGCCTCCGAAGACGACGTAGCTTTCCCCGTCCACAACCTCGGCCCACGCGGCGGGGAGGAGGATGGCGTCGCCCGACGCCCCCGTCGTCAGCCGCACCCAGACCTTCTCATTGGTGCTGGCCGCGTAATCGTCGGGACGGACAACGCCGGCGCCGACGTCCTCGGCAGTCGTGCCCGCCTGGAGCTGCCAGGTCTGGAGCAGCCCCCCGATTAGGATCTGCACCAAGACTCCGACGCCTAATCCCGAAGTCGGGATTCCGTCGAGGGCGTCGGTGCCGCCGGTGAGGGCGGTGATCGTGCGGTAGAAGGTGAGCGTGGTCCCCGTGGGGTATGCGTTCGGCGTGGACTCGCTACCGCGGAACAGATCGTTCTCGATCACGCAGCGCAGCGCACGGGTGGTCGTCTGGCGCCCGCTGGTGATGAACCCGATCTCCGCGGTGGCGGTGAGACTCGAGACGTCGGTCCCGCCGCCCAAGCCCAGCGCCGCATCGAGCGGGGTCGTGGCGAGGTTCGGCTGGCAAGTCCAGTAGGCCGTCGTGCCGCTGCCCGACTTCACGAAGTCCGTCGCCAGCACGAGGGGGTCCCCATCATGCACCCCCGCCGGCTTGACGCAGAAGAAGAGGCTGTCCGGGGTCGGGTCGACGACGACGTTGTTCTGGACGAACTGGATCTCCAGGTCGAGGGCGTCGCCGCGAGTCAGGTAGAGGCTGGCAACGGCTTGGCGGACGCCAGGGCCCGCGATGACTTGGCGAAGGTCGAGGTCAACGGTGAGACGCATATCCCGACGTCGGGACGTCAACCTTCAGAGCACCGGCTCCATACGCACGACCGTCGCGGCCTCGAGGAACACGCTGGCTCCGCGAACGGCCGACGAGACGTAGTAATCCGCGGCGAGCGCGTTGGCGGGCACCACCTCGGTTCGCTCGATCTCGGAAATGACGTCCCCCTCGGGGTCCGGCTCGTTCAGGGCTACCGGCCGATCCAGATACCAGCCGCCGGTCGGCGCATAGGTGAAGGTCCGCGTCCATTCACTCGGGGTCCGCGTCACCGTCACCGATCCGAGGCCGTCGCGATGCGAGTGGAAGACATTCACGATTCCATTGCACGTGCCCGTCTTCACCGTGACCACCCCGATGGTGGACGAGTCCCATTCGGGGAGACCCGTGGTCGCGGAGTAGGCGCGCACCGTGGTCAGGGTGGCGGTGCCGACGCAGGGCCAGCGATCCGCCGCGTGGTTCTGCGCAGTTCGGACGGTGGTGTCCGTCTCTACCCGGAAGCGAATCGGCACTAGGTCGGTGCTTGTTCCGTCGAGCGCCGCATGGCCTGCGATCCAGAGCCGGCGGCGCTGCCGGTAGAGCACCCGGAAACCGACTTGTGGGAGTTCTGTGCCGCCTGCGTCGATCACGTCGGCGTCGTAGAGGTATCCCGTGTCGGTCATGGCCGCCAGGACGACTTCGTGGATCGGGGTTTCTCCGTCGGCGGAGATGGGTAGGTCGATGTTGCCCGCCCCGGTGCGCAGTCGGAGCTTCATCCCACTCACCCACTCCGTCTTGTCGGCCAACAATCCGCGCACGCGCGTCGCCCATACGAAGCCTTGCGCGAGGCTCAAGCCTCCGACCAGTTGGAGGTTCCCGATCCCCTGCCCGTCGCGCCGGTAGCGGAATTGCTTCTCCGCGGTGGCACTCCACCTAAGATCGCTCGGCGACCACGCGCCAAACTCGTCGTGGTAGGGGTGTGTGATTGGCTCGCTGAGGAGCGTGCTTCGGCTGGCGACGAAGTAGCCGCCAGAGCTATCCGCGACGACCAGCATCCGGTTGCGTCGCGTGACCTCCTTCCATTTCACGCGGCGCGCGTAGGGCACTGCCGTCCCGCTCAAGCGGTATCGACCCGCAACCGAGAAAGCCCACCTATCGTCGGCTCCGCCTCCGCTGGCATCTGCGCTATTGGAAGCCACGGGACCATCTCCATTCCCCAGCGGCCCGACGTTCCCGCTAGCCGCAGCCGCCTGCGCGCGGGCGTAGCAGTCCGCCCACGTGCAGGGGTCGCTCAGTGTCACCGAAAACTCCTCGTCAGCGCAGTCCGGTTCCCGAGCGGCGGTCAGTCCGTCCGCCGTGGTCCAGGTCTGGCCGTAGCCGGAGTCGCGGAACGAAAAGGGCGCGTAGCGCCCCGGAGTTGAGCTGACAAACGTCCACCCGGACAGCGCGCACCCGCTGCCGTCCTCGTATCGCTCCAGCGTGTCCCCCGTGGGCAGCGCGCCGAGCCCCCACACAGTGCCGGTCCACACCAGCCCGGGGTGCGTCTGCGCCCCGCCCGCGACCCAGTGCTCGTAGTAGGACGTGAAGGGTGGCACACGCCGGGTAGTCCCCGAGCTGGTCCACGTCTTGTAGAGCTTGTAGTCCACGGCCGGGAGCGGGGGCGGTGGGGGGTCAAAGTCGTAATTGTCCGGCGTAAACGCCTCGAATCCCCACGCTTGAAACGTAACCGTCCGACGTTGGAAAAAAGCGGCCGTGGTTTCACTGGTCCCACCCACGGCGGTCACCGCGTTCCAGGCGCCGATCTCGGGGCCGAGGAACCCGGCGTCCGGGGCTTCCTCCAAGTCCGCCCCGTAGGTATGGTTCCCTGGGCGCGTGCCTGAGTGGGCAGCGTCGAAGCTCGCGTTCCAATCCCGCAAAGGGTTCGCGGAGTTAAACCACCGCGCCCGGCTGAACGGCGCCCGGTAGTCGTTAGGCAACCGCGGCATCGGGTGTCCTCCACCAAGACAGGGAGCGGGTGAAGTTCAGCACTTGCCCGAGGGCGTTGGTGCTGACGTTCGCCAAGTGGGTGGCGACCACGATGGACCCGCTGCCAGTGTTTTTGATCTCCGTGATCGCGCCACCCGTCCCGGAGACGACGTATCCGAGAGGCACATACAGGAACGCAGGCGGGGCGCCGGTCGTCTCGTCGAAAGGGGCCTGGGGATAGGCGGAGGGGTTGGTGTCGAAGACAAAGGCCAGACTCGTGCAAATCAGCGGTTGGGCTTGGTTGAGCCCGATCTTTGCCCACACGTAGACGGTGCCGGGGCCGTCGAGGTAGAAGAGCGCCGCCGTGAAGGCGCTCGGTGCGGGCACTACGCCGCCCGCCGTCCCCCAGGTCACCCAGACGGGGTTGCCGAGCTGGCCCCCGGGGCGCACCCAGCCCGGCGGCGCGGTCTTGGTCAGAGTCAGAGCGCCGGCCTCCGCGGCCGACGTCGCGCGACGCCGGGGCAGATCCGCGGTCAGGATGCGCCGGCCGCCGGGGAGGACCTGCACGCGCAGCCCCGGCCCGGCCAAGGAGACCGAGTCGATGCCGCTTGACCGACGGATGCCCCGCTCGCGTTTAAGGCCCATAGAGAGTTGAGTTCCAGCCCGCAGGGCCGCTTAGGAGCCACTCGCGGCGGATGGTGAACGTCTTGGCCTTCTGCTCGTAGCTCAGGCTGCCGAAAAGCCAATTCCGGCCGGACGGGGTCGGCGGCGTCCCGTTGGGGCTGTCAATCTTGCCGATGCTCGCCAGCTCGCTCCCCGTCGGCCGGGTCTTGCTGACACGCGTCTCCCGCCACACGGCGCTGGCGTTCAGGTAGGCCTTCACGCCGATGAACTCGCCGGACTTGAAGCCGATGAAGAGGCCGTCCTCGTCAAACACCGCGCCCGCCGTGGTCGACCCGGGGGCGGGCGGAGGGCCGTCGAGACCCGCGAACGTAGCAAAATCGGGATTGGTCTCCAGCGGCTCCTGGCCGGTGCTGATGTCGAGCGCGTAGATTGGGTCAGGACTGCCCTGGACACCGAAGTAGTCGCCCACGATGTCCCACGAGCCGTCGTCGCGGCGGCTGATAGTGCGCTTGTCCATCTCGAGGAAGGACCAGCGGGGGTGATTGCTGAAGATGGCGACCTGCCCCTCGGGATTCGGGCCGTGATACCACCAGACGGCGCGGGCGGCGGACATGCCGTAGCGGTCGGTGACGAGCTGCCCGCCCGTGGTGAGGACAAGTTTGGAAGAGGCGTCGTCGTGGAGCGTGAGCGGCACGCCGATTGGTTGACGTCAACCAGGGTAGCCGTAGGGTAGACGGCATGAAGAAGCTGATGCTGGTTCTGGCGATGCTGGCCTTGGTGGGGTGCGGCGGACCGAGCGCGGAGCAGCAAGCAAAGACGACGGAGCTCGTGGCGCTCATTATGGCCACCTCCCCGAAGGAGGACTGGGCCCCGGTCCACGCCCGCATCGCTGCCGCGGAACTCCCCGCGGATATCTCGAGGCGGCTGTGGTTGCTTGCCGGGGCTCGCGAGGACAGCCCCGACATCCTCGACGACCGCCCCTCGGCAAAAGAGCACCGAAGCCGGGTGGTCGCCGAGGCGAGCCGGCTCGCCCCCGATTTCCTCCAGCGCCCTGTCGACTAGTCCTCGTCGGGCAGGCGGTCCCGGATCTCGCGGAGTAGACCGTTGGCCGTCTCGATGCCCCGGGCGGACCGCTCCTGAGCGGCGAGAATGGGGTCGCGGCCCTGGAAGGTGCCGCCACCGCCGCCGATGGACGCGCGCGAGTCGGACACGATCCCCGGCATACGGCCGGCGGCCTGGGCCATGAGCGACGTGGCGAAGTCGGCATCCGCCTGGCCGGAGGTCATGCCGGCGGCCGCATACTCCTCGCGCATCTTGCGCAGGCGCTCCGCATCCTCGAGGGCCTGGGCGCCTCGGTTGTCGCCACGGGCCCGGGCATCGTCGATGGCGCGTTGCACCGCGGCGTCCTTGCGGAAGCTCTCCTGGTCGGCTTCGCGCTGGGCGGCGTTGAGCGCCTTCTGGGCGACGAGCGAGTCGGAAAGGGCCTGGTTCTTGTCCTCGATGGCGGCGGCGATCTGACGGTCGAGGTCGGCCTGTTGCTTCAGGAAACGCAGGCGCTCGACCTCGGCCTTGTTGCCGCTGGCAACCGCGGTGGCGATGTCCTGGTCGAACGCGGCGCTGGCCTCCAAGTCGGCCCGTTCACGCGCACGCAGGCGCGCGGAGAGCTCGGCATCCTGACGCGCGTCCTGGGCCTGCTGGCCCAGGTCATTCGCACCTTCCACCCGAGCTTGCGCGTTGGCGTAGTCGCGCTCGAGGCGGATGAGGTCCTCCCGGCTCGCGCCCTCCTTACGCGCGTCCTCAAGCCGCTGCTTGGCGGCGACACGCTCGTCCGTGGAGCGGAGGTTGATCTGGCGGATCTCCTCGTCCCGCGCCGCCGCGCGGGCCTTCTCCTCCGCGTCAATGGCGGCAAGGTCAGCCTGCTGACGAGCCTTGAAGGCGGCCTTCTGGCGGGCAATCTGGCGGGCAATCTCGGCGCCGCCCCTTCCCGCCCGGCCCCGACTGACGTTGGCCTTGAACGTCCGCCCGCGCACCGCGGCTCGACGAGAGTCGAAGGTCGCCTGGTCGAAGCCCGCTTCGTTACGGAGTTGCTCACGGCGGGCCGCGTCGGGGCCGGCGCCGGCGCTGCGCGCGGCGTCCTTCGAGGCCTGGGCCACGGCGGCTCGCGCCTCCAGTTCGGCGGCGCGTTGCTCCTGCATCCGAACGCGCGCGTCCGGGTCGGTGGTGGCATTGAGCCGGCGCTGGTAATCGCGCTCCTCGGCATCGCGGCGCTCCGCCTGGTCCTGCCGGAGGTCCTCAATCTCCTTCGGGGTGAGCCCAAGCTGGGACCTGTCTCGAGTGGCTTCGCTCGTGAGCTCCTTCCGCAAATCCCGGAGATAAGTCACGGTCTCCTCGTTCCGCCCAATCTGCTCCGCCGACTTGTCCTCACCTGCGGCGACCTCGGCGTTGAACTTCGCGATGGCCTCGGCCGTCTCCAGGTATTCGGCGCGGAGCTTCTGCATACGGGCCTGCCAGTCGTCGAGGTTCTTCACTCCATCGCGGCCCTTCTCGAGCTCCTTGCGCATGGCGGCGATGTTGGCGGCCGTCTGCGCGGCGACCCGGGCAGTCTCACGGGCGGCGGCAGTCCAACGGTAATAGGCCATCGCGGCAAGGGTGAGCGCCCCGATCAGGGCGGTCCACGGGTTGGTGAAGAGGGCGACGGTGGCGGCCTTGAGCTGACCGAGCACGAAGCCCAGGGCGACGCGGACCAAGCCGAGGCCCTTGGCGGCGACGACCGTGCTGACGCCGAGCGCGTAGTTGGCCACGGCGGCGAGGCCGGTCGCACCCGCGGCGGCCTTCATGCCGGCGGCGTGCAGGATCGACATGGTGGCGAGCAGGCCGTTCTTCGCCGCAGCGAGCCCGGCGCTGGCGGCCTCGAGAAACTGGAGACGGGTCAGGCTGGCAGTAACCGCCGAGAGCGACGCTTTGGCTTTGGTGAGCTGCTCGACCGCGGTCGCCGACTTGCTCGCGGCCGAGGCGGCGCCGAGCGTGGAGAGGAGGAACCCCTTCATCTCGGTGATGCCCTTGACGAAGCTGATCGCGGTCATCGCGGAGAGCACGGCGAGTGTGATCTTCACCGCCTCCCAGACGCCAAGCAGGGCCTTCTGCATACCCGGGAGGGCGAGAGTGTTCTCGACGATGCCGGTCTTGAAGTCGTGGACGAGCCCGCTGACGGCCGCCATGTCGCGACCGACCTGGGCGAGCACGGGGATCAGGTTGCGCGTGGCCTCGGTCATCACACGGATCGAGTTGGACTGGGCCTCGGTGAAGGGGGCGGCGAAGCCCTGCTCCATGAGGCGGCGGGACTCCTCGAGCTTCGCGTTCAGCGACTCCAAGGTCTCCATCTCCTTCTTCATGCCGCCCTCGGTGCGGGCGAGGACCTTCTCGACCTCCGCCCACTTGTCGGAGAAGGACGCTCCGGTCAGTTCGAGATGTTGCAGCTTTTCCGCCAGCTCGTCGGTGACGACGCCCGTGCCCTGAAACTGGAAGAGCACGCGGTCGATGGAGCGCCCCCGCGCGAGCGCGTCGTAGAGCCGGCCGACGACGTGGGCCATGTCTTGGACCTGGTTGCCCGTGGCCGCAGCGGCGTCGCCGATCATCTCCATCGCCCGGGCACCGGCGAAGGCGCCTTTCGTGAGCCGGAGCAGTTGCAGGTTGGCGTCGGCGACGGCGTCGAACTTGAAAGGGGAGTTCGCGGTGAAGGCGTAGAGCTCCTGGATGCGCTTCTTCGCCAGCTCGGCGCTGCGGAGCAGGGTCTCGAACTTGCCCTCAATGCCCTGGAGCTGGCTGATCGACTTGAGGCCGCGCTCCAGGATGCCCGACTCCCGGACGATCTTCCGCATCGTGAGTAGGATGCCCGCGAGGCCACCGGCGAAAAGGGCGGTCGGCCCCAGGAGCTTCTCCATGAAGGCGTCTTTCAGGACGTTGGCGGCGACCTGCATCTTGGACGCGCCTGCGGCAAGGTCGGCGGCCGGGCCGGCGATGGTGGCGGCCCCGGCGACGAGCTGGGAGTTGAGCCGGCTGCGGCCAGTGGAAAGGTTGTTGTCCATGTCAGAGTGGTTCGGCGGGCGGGGGCACGGGGCCTTGGTTGGTGAGACGATTGAGGTTGGCCGCGGCCTTGGCCCTCAGCTCGTCCCGGGCGAGGCGCTCGGCGGTCTCGGGCGTCATGCGCGGGCGGGTGCGGACCAACTCGTCGGCACGGGCCTTGATCGCGGCCTCCTGTTCCTTGCGGTGGGCCTCGGCGCGCTGCTCGTCCAGAGGCGTCCAGACGCGAAGGTCGCCACCCTTGATCCGGTTCAGGATCGCCGCGCGCCAACGGAGCTGCCCGAGGGGCATCGTCCAGACGGTCTCCGGCGACAGCTTGAACCCGTGCTCGATCATGCCGGCGAGCTCGAGGTTGTCGTCCAGGTCGCTGCCGGCGCGGTCGCAAGTGCCTTTGTGGTGGTTGGACCAGAAGCGCGGGCCAGTGGCGAAGTCCCGCATGTAGACCGCGAACTTGGCCGTCTCCATGCGAAGATCGTAGCGTTGGTAGCGCAGCGACCACGCGAGCCGGGCAAAGAGGCGGCGCGGGACGGCAAGATCGGGGCCGTAGTGGGCCGGGGTCCAGGGCGTGCTCGCGCACCGGACGGCGGCCCAGAGGTCGTGCAAAGTGGGCTCGCGGTGCCCGAGCAGGAACGGGGACTGGATGAGCTCGAGGTTGAACTGCGTCCAGAGCGAAAACGGCAAGAGCCGTTCCCCAAGGACCGTGTGCGGTCGGTTGAGGAACGGCTCTACGAAACGCTCGTCGTGGACGAACTGAACGGCCTCGGTCATGCCGAGGCGGAGGCGTCAACCCCTATCAGGTGTAGGAGAGGCCCTCGTAGCCTTCGCAGTCCACCTTCACCATGAGCCAGTCCTCGTTGGAGGCGGTGACGGTGACGGACATGACCTTGGCGTATTTGCCGCGGATGACCGCCACGGCGCCGGCCACGGGGAGGGTGGCGGTGGTGGTGGCGTAGCCCTCGATGGAGCCGGAATACTTGAGGTTGCCGAAGGCGTGGGCGACGACATCGCCGTCCTCGTCCTTGGCGGTGATGTTGGTGTCGTAGCCGCCGGTGAAGTCGGCGGAGACGATGGTGGAGATGCCCGCGCAGAACGAGCCTTTGGCGGTGACGGCGGCCGCGGCGTCAGCCGCGGTGAGAACGCCGAACTCGAACTCCTTGCCCGTAGCGAAAACTTTGGAGATGGCCATAGTGCCATCCCAGGTCTGTCAACCATCCCGACGTCAGGATGCGCAGGCCGCCACGCGAAGGGGGACGACATCCATGACCTTCCGGTCGTTGGAATCCTCCTTGAGGGCGCCGAGGGACCAGGCGATGAGCTTGCAGCCAGTCAGGTAGTCGGGGGCGGGCTGCGGGGCGGCGGTGAGGGCCGTGAGGACGCGGTCGCGCCAGTCCTGGCGGACCGCCTCGCCGTGGTCGTCCATGTCGGTCACGAGGCCGATGGCGACGGTGGCGTTGCCGTTGGGCGTGCCGCGCGTGACCTGGGTGAAGTCGGTGCAGAGCACGAAGGCGTGTAGGGGCCCGACCAATACGTCGCGGTCGCTGGCCGCGACGATGTCGATGCCGGCCGCGAGGGCGGGGTCGGCGAGGAGGAGCGCCACGAAGGCCCGCTCGATGGCGAGCTTCGGGTCGGTGGTGATGGCGGGGGAGGACACGGACTAGAACTTCAACCCCTTCGCCCATTCCTTGGCCGTGTCGCGGCGGCGACGGGACATCTTGACGTAGGCGGCGATGTTGTTCCGGGACTCCGCGGCGCCGGTCAGCGCGGCCCGAACCGCCCCGGGCTTCGACGTGGCGTGGGGGAGATCGGGCATCAGCTCCTTGATTACGTCGGGGCGCTGGGTAGGTAGCCACTTGGCGACTTGGTCGCCCCGGGCGAACTCGAGGAGGGCCGCACGGTCGGCGGCGGAGAGCATCTTGGTCTTGCGGTAGTTCCGCAGCATGCCTGCGGTGGTGGCGCGGGCGTCGACCTTGTCGCCGGCGTAGTAGGCCTTCGCCTCGGACGCCGTGCGGGCGGCGGCGTGGCTCATGCCGGTCTTCTTCAGCGCCTCCACCGTGGGGGCGACGCGGATGTCCCCGGCCATCGTGCGGCGCATGGCGAACGGGTTCTGGTAGGAGGTCTTGAGCGGGCGCTTGGCCGAGTTCTGGAGGGCTTTTTGGACGTTCGGGTTCATAGTGGTCAGGTGGTGAGTGGGCCGAGCTGGAGCTCGACGGTGTGGCTGTCGTAGCCGGCGTCCGGGTCGTTCAGGACGCGGAAGGTGCCGCCGGGGATGGTGATGTGGGCGCCCTTGGTCTTCTTGCCCTGGGCGACAAGGCGGGTCTTGGCGTCCTCCCATTGCGTGACGGAGAGGATGACGACGCCGGCGGCCTCTTGGCTGCGGCCGGCGCTCTGGCCGGGGCGGATGCCCTCGCGGAGGTCGAAGCCGTGGATGACGCAGGTGTAGGTCTGCCCGGCGATCGTGCAGGTGTCCCCGAAGACCGTCTGGGCGGCCTCGTAGGCGCTGGCGAAGGACTGGGCGAACTCGCTCATGTAGCAGAAAGCCCCGAGTCAACCAGTGACTCGGGGCTCTCCATGCCTGCAAACCGGACCGCCCTGCCGGGGCGGCCAAGGGGTTACGCGAACTGCGTGGCGATCAGGGTGCCGCTGCGGGCCGAGACGATTTTCTCGTCGGTGTTCGAGCGGACGCGGATCACGTCGGAGCGGATCTGCTCGTTGCGGTAGGTCTCCGTGACGAAGAGCTCGCCGCCGGTGTCCCCGGTCCAGATCAGGGTGCGGCCCGCGCCGCCGGCGGCGAAGTCGCCGCCCTGGACGTTGCCGATCCAGATGTAGTCGGGGGTCCAGATGCGGCTGAGGGAGGCGGTCTGGCCGTCCTGGGCGGTGTCGACCACGGCGTCGCCGATGCGGATGTTCGGGATCTCGAACTTCTCGGCGAACATCTGCGGGGTGATCTGCTGGCTGCCGCCGAGTTGGCCGAAGAAGAACTTGGCGAGCCGGTCGGAACGGCGGATGCGGTTCCAGGACTGGCGGCCGATGACGATGGTGTTGCACTCCTCGCCGCGGGCGCGGATGCGGTCGGTCGCGGCGATGATGTCCGCCGGGGCGTCCATCGTGGCGAGGTTGGCCTCGGTGTAGGCCGTGGTGGAGTTCACCGAGTCGAACGTGGACGTGTTGAAGAGGATCGCCTTGACGCGCTGCTCGTGGGCGAGACGAACGCGACGGAGCAGGAGCTTCGACGCCTGGGCCTCGATCGAGAAAGCGTGAGCGACGTCGGCGGCGACGACGTCGTCGATCTTCTGCTCGATGCCGCGGTCGACGGTCAGGTAGCTGTCCTTCGCCCAGGTCCAGTCGACCTCGGGGTAGCTACCCTTCGGGCCGCGCTTGAGGTCGCCGCCAGACTTGAGGAGCTTGGTGGCGTCGACCGTGAGCTTGCGGTATTCACCCGAAGAACGGTCGACGGTGAAGGCCGGGAGCAGGTCGAGGCCGATGAAGTAGCGGTCCGCGGCGAGCGCCTCCTCCAGGACGGAGTTCAGCTCGGGGCGGATTTCGGCGGCGGTGTTTTGGTAAGCCATTGTGAGAGCGGGTCAGTTGTTGAGAGTTGTTATCCGGGCGTTAGGGGAGGAGGACCTCCACGATCGAGCCGGCGCCGGTGGCGGCCACGAGGGCGGTGCCGGCGATGACGTTGCCGGAAGCGACGTCGTCGACCTGGCCGTTGGCCACGCCGTAGACGACGGCGTTGGCGGCGAAGGAGGTCGCGGCAGTCATGTAGCAGGTGCCGCCGGAGTTCTTCAGGCGGACGCTGACCGCGGCGTTGGCCTTGACCGGGGTCTCGGTGATGCCGATGTAGTCCTCGGTGGCACCCGCGATGGCGACCGCGGCCTCACCGCCGATGGCGGTGGTGAGCTTGACGCGGGTGTAGATCGGGATGTCGACCGAGGCGATGAAGGAGCGATTGTGAGAGTTGAACATAGTCGTGGGCGCTTGAGGGTTGGCGGTGCGGGGTTAGCCCTTGATGCCGCCGGTGCGGACGCGGTAGTCGCGGTAGGCCTCGGGGGCGTCCTTGATGACGGCGGCGAAGGCGGTGGCTTTGGTAGCCTTGGGGTTGGACTCGAGGTGCTCGATGACGAGAGTCTCGAACTCGCCGTGCTCCTTGGTGCCGAAGTTCACGACGACGCCGGACTTCGACTTGAAGCTGACGGTGCCGGCGCCGTGGGAGGCGGCCTTGCCGCCGGTCTTGAGCTGCTCCTGGAGCTGCTTGTTCTGCTCGACGAGGGCGTCGAACTTGGTGGCGAGCTCGCCGATGAGCTCGTCCTGGAGGGCCTGCTCGCGCTCGGTCTTGGCGGCGCGGAGCTCGGCGGCGAACTCGGTGAGCTGCTTGGAGACTTCGGCGGACATGCCGGTGGCGGCGCCCGCAGTCGCGGCACCCGCGGTGGCGGTGGCGGCTTCACCCTCGCCTTCACCAGAGGCCTCGACTTCACCCACCTCTTCAGACTCGTCGGACTCGCCCGATTGGGCTTCCGCGATGGCCTCGGCGACGTCTTCGGCGGTGAGGCCGTAGCCGGCGAGCTCTTCGTCGCTCATGTTGGCGAGCTCCTCGAGGGAGGGGGGATTGGCGAGGAGACCTTGCTGGGCCTCGAGGGCGTCGATCTTCTCGGTGAGAGGCGCGACGGCCTCGGAGAGTAGACCCTTGATCTGTTCGAGTTGTTCGGGAGTGAAGGACATAGCGTTCGGAGTTGCGGTTTGGGTGCTGTCAACTTTCGCCGAGAACATTCCGTCAGGGTTCGCGGCAGGGAGGGTGACGTAATCAACGGAAAGGAGCTCGGAGCAGCGGGCGGCCTTCTTGCCGCTCTTGGTCTTCTCTTCCTTCTCGGGCGGGAGGAAGGAGGCGGAGAGGCCGACGCCGGCGGGCATGCGCTCGGCGACCTCGAGGATCGTGTCCTTCTGCGGGTGCGTCTTGAGGAGGTGCCAGTCGGCTTTGAGTTTGTTGCCGTCCAGGTGGAAGTTGGTGAGGAAGCCGCAAACGGCCTCGGCGCCGGACTTGTGATTGATCTTCACCGGCACCTGACGCTTGGACTCGGCGCAGGTCTTCACCTGGTCGAGCGTCTTGCCGTCGACCTCGAGGTCGTGGCCGCGGGCGACGAGGCCCGAGGTCATCACGCTCACGCCGCGGATGATCGCGTTGGTCGTGTCGACCTTGTCGGCGGTGAAATCCGAGTAGAACTCGACGGGCGAGATCTGGGCGGAGAACTGGGTGAGAGGGGCAGGGGCAAGGGTGGGGCTCGTCCAGATCTTGCGGAGGAGCTTCGGGGTCAGGGTGCCGCGAGCGGCAAAGCTGCCATCGGAGGAGCGGAGGCGGGGTTTAGTGACGACGGGCTTCGTAGGCATTTGCCAAGAAAAAGCCCGTCAACCCTTGGGAGGGCGGACGGGCTTTCGGGACGGACCTCTCTGGTGGAGATTACTGGAGGAGCAGCGGGGCCTTCGGGCGGAGGCGGTTGCGGAGGGCACCGGCGGCGCCCTTCACGTCGTTCACGGTCATGCCGGCGCCGCGCTTGATGTCGGAGGCGACCGAAGTGGCGGCGCCTTTGAGCCCGCCCATGCCGCCGTCGGCGTCGAGAACGCCGCGGACGCCGGTGCGGCCCCACTTGCCGCCGTTGCGGGCGAGACGACCGCGGGCGTAGAGGCCGCCGGCCGCGAGAGCGCCGACGCCAGCGACCTTGGCCGCGGTCTTCGCGCCGGAGTTCTCTTCGTCCTTACGCTGGGCGAAGCCGATTTCGTTGAGGCGGGAGTCGAAGTGAGCGTTCAGTTCGACGAGACGGGCGGTGGGGACGGTGTTCATGGAAAAGTTTTTGGATTCTTTGAGAGGCTGCTTGCGACGGATGAGGGTGCCCGCGGCCTCGCCGACCATCGCACCGCCGGCGGTGCCGAGCCCGGTGAGCGCGGCAACCCCGAGCGCGCCTCGGCGGCCCTTCGTGCCGTAGATCTTCTTGGCGGTCAGGCCGGAGGAGAGGCCCGCGGTGGCGCCGATCGCGGCGCCGATCGAGCGACCGCGATCCTGGTAGGTGCCGCGGCGGATATGTTTGTCGTGCGACGCGCGGACGTCGTCGGTGTAGCGGGTGAGCGGGTGGGCCATGTTAGGGTTTTGGATTTGTCAACCTCGCCTTGCGGCGGAGCGCGGCCTTGGCGACGAGGTGGCAGAAGGCCCAGCCGCCGACGACAATCGCGACGAGGGACCAGAAGAGGATGCCGGTGAGGGTGAAGAAGATCATGCTTGCTTGGGCGGGTGCATACGACGGAAGTCGTCGGCGGTCATCGCGCCAGCCGCGGGCTTGGGAGATTTGAGCCGGCGAATCGTCCGGCCCTGGTAGATCGCGAGCCCTCCGAGACCCGCCGCGGTCACGAGCGCCGCGTTGCGCACGGCGCGGATGTTCTCGGTCTTCTCGCCCCACTCCTTCGGACGGCGCTCCCGACGTCGGGAACCGGGCGCGTAGACGCGGGCGCTGCGGCCGCGGGCGTCGCGAAGGTCCCAGCCGCGCTCGAGCGGGTCGACGGTGGCGAACTCCACCAGACGGGCGTGCGCGCGGAGCGCGATGATAAGCCTGTTGGGGCGGGCGGAGAAGGGCACCAGCTTCGAGACTCGGCCCGCGAGCTTCGATTTGCCGAGGCGCTCGTTGACCTTGCGGTCCCAGCCAGTGACGTCGTCAGCGTGGACGTCCCCGCGGGCGATGGCCCGGCCGCGGCGGTGGCCCTTGGCGACGAGGAGCGGCGCGCCGATCGCTGCGGTGAGCACGGCGTTCTTGAACCAGCTCTTTTTGTAGAAGGGGTCCTTGGGCTTCCGGCCGCTGGCGATGTCGCCGATGTCTCCGGCCGCGTGGCTGGCGCGCTTGGCCCAAGGCACGACGCGGCTGGCCTTGCGATAGACCGTGAGGGGCGCGGCGCTCTCGAGGAACTCGCCAGTCTGGGTGTGGCGGTCGTTGAACTGGACGGGGGTGACGCGGGCGATGAGCCCCTTGGTGCCGACGCGGACCGTTTTCGCCACCTTGGACTTCGACCGCTGGAGGACAGCCTGGCTCGCCTGCTGGGCCTTGGTGAGGGCCTTGACCCGGACCGTCGGCTTCACGCCGTAGTCGAACTTGCCGCCGCCCGCGTAGCGGGTCTTCGGGGCCGGCGTGCGCTGCTTGAGTGTGTCCTCGTAGGTCATGCCGTAGTCAAACTTGCCGCCGCCCGCGTAGCGGGTCTTGGCGGGCTTCGGGGCGGGCGCGGAACGCAGCCCGCCGACATACTCGGCGGTCTTCACCTTGTTGCGGGCGTCAGTCTTCTCGGTCTTCGCCGCAATTCGGGTCTGGGCGACCGCCTCCTTGGCGGCGACGCGCTCGGTGCGGGCAGCCTCCTTGGAAGCGGCCTCGGCCTCGCGCATCGCGGCGGAGCGCGCCTTCTGGGAGGCCTTCTTGCGGGCCGCGCCGGCCCACATCTTGTAGACGCCGCCGACGACGAGCGCCGGGGCGACGACCGAGGCGACCTTGCCAGCTACGCTGCGGCCTTCCTCTTGCTCGGGTTGGCGAGCGCGGAACTCGATGACGGCACGGCGGAGGAGCGGGTTCATTCTTGCTTCGGCTTGGAGTCAACCGGCGCCCCGTCCCCGGACTCGCCCGGCGGCTTGGGCTCGGGCGGGAGATTGGCTTCGATGGCGACGGGCTGGGGTTCGGGCACGATCGCCTCGGCGACCGCAGGATCGAGCTCGTAGATGCCGACGAGCAGGTTGATGACAGCGTCGCGGGGGAGGATGCCGCCGGCCACCTTCTCCAGGACGTCCGCCAGGATGCGGAGGGCGCCGTCGCCGATGTCGGCGGTGGTGGGCTGGGGCGGCTCGACCGCGGCAGCGGCGGCGGCGAGCTGGTTGGATGCGTCGGGGAATCGGCCGAGCGCGACCATCTCGACGGGCACGCCGGCCTGGGCGCACTTGTCGCGGACGATGATGGCCTCTTTGACCATCTGGTCGATGAGGTCCTCGAAGTCGTAGCCCTCTTCGCCGGCGATTTCGGACGCGGACTTGAGGCCGGCCTGGAGAAGCTCGAGGTTCGCGGTGGTGTCGTAGCCGGTGTCGGCGGTGAGGTGCTTGCCGAACTGCCAGCGGCCGTTGTCGAAGTTGATGCCCTTGGGCGGAGCGGGGAGCTCGCCGAGGGCGATGGCGTTGGAGAGGACGGCGCGCTTGATCTTGTTCAGGACGCTCGTGACCAGGATCTCCTGCCAACGCTCGAAGAGGCGCTGGAGCTGCATGGCCTCGAGGCGCACGGTCGCGCCGCCGAAGCGGCTCATGTCGAAGAAGCCGAAGGGCACGTTGAGGCCCATCGCGATGTCGCGGAGGGCGGCCTCGATGTAGGCGGCGAAGGCGCCGGCGGCGCGGGCGCCAGGGTTGAAGGGGGTGACGCCCTCGTTCGATTTGAGGCGGAGGAGCTTGTTGGGCTGGACCTGCTCGGTGGGGTTGCCGTTGGCGTCCTTGGAGACGCCGTCCCAGAGGCCGGCGCTACCCGCGCCCGCCTTGGCGAGCGGGTCGGTGACGGTGATGACGCCCGCGATGGACGCGGCCCACTTGGCAGCGCCGCGCTCGAAGGCGAACATCTCGTAGAGGTCGCGGGCCGGGCCGACGATAGGCGCGAGCCAGGAGACGCTGCGGTATTCGTCGGTGCGGAGCGGCTTGGAAAGGAGGAAGAAGTTCTGCGCGTCGGCGGTGACCTCGAACTCGTAGCGCGTGGTCTTCCGGTCGCGTTTGTAGATGTCGTAGCCGACGGGCTGGCCGAAGGCGTTGAGCCGGATGCCCTGGACGTAGTCGTCCTCGGTCTGCGTCGCGACGCGGTTCGGGTCGCCGATGCGGTCGGCCTCGATGCACTGGATCTGGAGCTTGGGGCCGTTGCGGACCAAGTAGAAGCCGAAGTCGCCGTCGCGGAGGGCGGAGCGGAAGCCGAGCTCGACGAGCATGCGGAAGTTCCGGCGGCCGGTGATGTCGGCGGTGTTCTCGCACCAGTTGTGCCAGTAGGTCTCGATCAGGGAGTCGTAGGCCGGGTCGCCGGACTGAGACTGGTAGAGGACCTGGGCGGTGACGTATTGGGAGATGCGGTCGAGAACACAGCGGACGATGGGCATGTTCCGCTCGAGGTCGCGGGCCTCCCAGATGAGCTTCAGGCGATCCTGCGCCATCTTGGCGGTCTCGCTGCTGGCGTTCTTCGTCATGCCACCACTACCGCCGCGGGCCATGCCGGGGTTGGCGGCGTCGTAGCCGAAGAGGGTGAGTCGGTCCTTCGCGATGGCACGCTGAAGGGCGTAGGTCGGGGCGATGGCCGCGATGGCGCGGTCCAGGAAGTTCGGTTTACGGGTGTCGGCGGCCACGGCTCTGTGGCGCCGTCAACCTCAGAGCACGGACTTGCTGCCCTGGCACTTCCACTTCCGGCGAGAGAGGTTGTTCGGGCTGTTCGGATCGCTGCGCCAGTCGCCCTTGATTTTCGCGCTGCGCGCGCAATAAGAGTCCCCCTTGCTAGTCCCAGGACGGATGCGGTCGCCGCCGTCGGCCGCCTTGCCGGCCTGGCCGTAGCGGACGGTGCGCGTGCGCCCCGTCTCGGGGTTCTTCACGACTTTGGTGAAGCGTTTCCCGGTCGAAAACTCGATGAGGGCGAGGCGGGCTTCGATCTTCGGGTTCACCAGTTACCTCCGATGCGGACGCCGCTGAAGTCGGGGATCAGGGGCTTGTTGCCGACGCCGTTGCTCGGGCTGCGCTCGTTCTTGACCTGGTAGGCCGCCTCGAGGCGGTCGCGGATCTCCGCGGTCGAGCGCGAGTAGGAACGGTTGCCCTCGGTCTGGGCGTTGAAGGTGTTACGGCTCTGCCCCTCCAGCCACGTGATCTCGGCGTCGAGCTTGGCGTCGTCGTAGTTGCGGTAGACCGAATACCATTCCGGGGACATGCCTCGGCGCACGAGTCAACCCGCGCCAACCCTCGCCAGCGTGAAGGTCTTCTTGAACGCCTTCAAATCGCCGCGCCAGGTCATGCCCGCGCCGCCACCCGTGCCAACCTCGCTCCAAAGGACCATGTCCTGCGGATTGACCTCGACGACGCGGAAGACGTGGCCGGCCAGCGGGCCCGACTGAGACACGGCTTTGAAACGACGGTCCCAGTTCATGCGAGGTCGCGGAAGATGGGGGCAAGAATCTTGCGGAGCTCGACGCGCATGACCGGGGTCATGCCCGAGCGCGCGGCATTGTAGTCGCGCGCGAACTGGCGCGTGGTCTCGAAGATCGAGGTGGTGCCGGCGTCGGCCCGCTCGGGGGCGTGCTCGGCGTGGTCGCGGCGGAGCCTGTCGCGGAGCTGGCGGACGCTGACCCCGCCCTGGCTCACGTAGTCGACCCAGGCCTCGTGCTCATCGGGGTCGGCGCGGCCAACGATCTCGACGGCGTGGCTGAAGGTGACGTGGTCCCGACGTCGGGAAATGGGGAGCCGACGGCAGACGGTGGCGGCATTGCGGAGGGTCTGCTCGGCGAGGCCGGTCTTCTCGGATATGTCGGCGTAGAGCTCGGACGGCTCACGGTCGCCCCAGTGGCTCTTGCGGAAGCGGTCGTTGCCGTAGACCAGCCAATCACCGATGGCCCAGGTCGCCATGCGGTTCACGTCGACGACGGCGCGGCCGACGCGCATCCAGTCGTCGTAGCTGAGGCCGTCAGGGATGACGAGGCCGTTGCGTTCGGGGATCACGCCCTCCGGGAGCGGCGCGATCGAGGCGGAGGGGGCTGCGGTTGGTGAGAGCGTATTGGCGGCTTGCATGGGCGGATTTGTTGTTGAACGACAGGGGGAGGTGGAGGTCGGCGCGGATCTTGCCGACACGCTTAGACACGGCGGCTTTGGTGATGCCGTGTCGGGCGCCTACGGTGGTCATGGTCTCGCCCTCCAGTTCGGCATCGCCGAGGGCGAGGTAGAGGCAGTCGACCGTCAGGCGGGCGCGAGGCTGGGAGCGGACGTAACTCACGAGCCTGCGAGCGAACTCGAGCGACTCGGCGGCGTGATTGGCGGTGGGCTGGGGCGGCTCCTCATCGACTTCGTCGTAAGGAAACTCGGTGGCCAGCTCCCGGGAGTTCTCATGCAGCGGCATCGGGACGATAGACCGCTGAGAACGAGACTCAGTGTCAAGAGCGATTGTTAGGAGTTGTTATCTCCATGAGGCCGGTGGCGCAGGCGGCGGCGAGGGCCATTCGGAGGCAGTTGCCGGCGATGCTCGGGAATCCCTTGCGGCGGACGATCAAAGTGCCGTTGGGGACCGTCGCGCAGTAGACCGGGCCGGAGTAGGGCACCTTCTCGACGAGGAACTTGTTCTTGCAGTCGCGGAGGAGGACGTGAGGGATGTTGCGAACTGTTACCCGGTAGTGGGGTAGAGCCACGCCGGAGCGCCCAGCGATGTTCCAGACGCCCTCGGGCATCGCGACCGTGCGCGAGGTGAGGCCAACCTTCAGAAGCAGTTCGGCCGTGTCGTCCGCGAGCTGCTTGCTCGTGGTGGAGAGAAGGCGCTTCTTGCCCAAGTGGCCGTCCCCGAGAAACAGGCCCGCGAGATAGGCAGAGATGACGCGGGGGGTGGCATCTTTGATCCACTGCGGAACTCGCTTGTTCTCGGCCAGATGACCGCACTCGGAGACGAGCGCGGTGAGCTGCTGGTTTCCGGCGTAATAGGTGCCGCGCTTATTGCGACTGAACTTCCACGGGAGCCGGCTGAGGGTTTCGCGCCACAGCGCGCCATCGCGGACGGTGCCGACCTTCTGAGACACGTCGGTCTGGCTCGACCCGTCCCGACGTCGGTATAGGCAGCCCTCCGCGGTGAACCAGCCGAGGAATCGGGCCAACACCTCGCGATCCACTTCCGTCGCTTTCATGCAGCGGGTGGCGGGTATTTGAACTGGCCCAGTGAGGCCATCGCCCTCCCACACGGACGCCGTGACCTTGATGCGGTCCCAAAGGGTGAGCTCATCGGCGCGCTTGATTGAGTCGACGAAGCGTTGGCGGAGCGTGCCGAACTCGTCGCGGAAATGCCGACGCTCCTCGACGACCATGCGGTGGTCGGGCGTGACCGCGAACGACATCGCGCGGTGCTTGCACTCGAGCAGGTGACCGTCGTGGTGCTTAGCGATGAGGGCCTCGGGGCGGTGGTATTCGATCTGGTCGCGGTCCAGGTTCACCGTCGCGAAAAGGCTGTCGTGGCTCACCTCGGTCCACTTCTTCCAGCCGTCGCGGGTAAGCACCTCAGTCTCGGGGTCAAAACACGAGCCCCAGTGATCGTCGGGGCGCTTCTGCACCCACTCGGTCTCGATCACGCCGTTGGCCTTCTCGTTGTCCCGGCGCTCGTAGGCGGTGAGCTGCATCTTGAACTCGTGGAGGTCATCGCCGTTGCCATTGATCTCAAACCGCGGGCCGACGCCGCGCATGCAGGCCTCCGCGCGGTCGAGCATGGAGGACTTGCTGAAGAGGAGCTGACGGAGCGGGGCGGCGCGGCCCGCCTGCTCGCTGCCGAGGTAGGGGTCGACGAAGGACCAGGTGTAGGGCAGGCGCAGGGTCTTGCCGTCGCCGAGCGCGAGGGTGTAGTGCGGGGCCTTGTCGCCCTTCATCGCTTTCCAGGCGTAGTTGCCGTCGGGGAGCTGGCCGCTCTCGAGGATGTAGCGGTAGACCTCCGCGGCCCAGTGGCCGCTGTCGATGCCGACGTTGGAAGCGGGGACGTGGTAGGTGGTCTGGAGGGCGCGCAGCTCCTCGACGCTCCAGGCCTTGCCCCAGGCGACGGCGCGGTGGGCGCCGCCCTGGGCAAAGTCGAAGACGCCCCAGTAGAAGTGCCGACCGCCCTTGCCCTGGACGTCGACCATCATAAAGCGCCGCGCGGGCACGAAGGGCGGCAGGGTGGCGTCGTTGAAGTCGACGACGCGGTCGTCGATGTAGCTGTCGGATTTGCCGTAGCGCATCCGGTCGGTCCAGGGCTGACCGAGCTTCTCGGTGATGAAGGCCTTCAGCGGCTCGAAGTCGCCGTAGTCGTTGGCGATCTCGGCCTGGACGAACTGCTGCACGAGGGCCGACCATTTGATCCAGTAGGGTAGGAGGGCGTTCCAGGTGTAGCTGCGGCGCTCGGCGGGGGCGCTGGGGTTGTGCGGCACCCACTGACCGCGGTCGGCGAGCGTGCGGCGGATGTCCGGGCGGTCTTGGTGGAGGTGGCCGCAGCGGGGGCAGACGTAACGGACGTGCGGGGCGAGCTTGTCGAAGTCCCACTTGCCGTCGGGAGTCTTGGCGCCGAGCACGTCCGACCACTTCACGCAGCGGGGGCGGCCGGTCGCGTCGGTCTCGGTCGGGTGCGCGGCCTTCATGTTCGCCCAGTCGAGCGGGCCGGAGTAGTCGCAGGCCTCGTTCAGGCAGGGGACGTGGTAGTGCCGCTGGTCGCCGTTCAGAAACTCGTTGTGGACGGTGTCGCGCTCCTTCTCCGGTGTGGTCAGGATGACGATGCGGCTGTTCCAGAAGGTGGTGACGCGGGCCTTGGCCATCGGCAGCGCCCAGGCGGGCCAGTTGCGCACCTCGTCGCAGAGGAGAAATCGGCGGGGGCGGCTCTGGAGCTTCGCCTTGGCGTTGGCGCCGACCGCCTCCAGCATCATCGTCGGGAAGAGGATCTCAGTCGTCTTCGCCAAGGTGCGGTCGTCGGGGATGGAGGAGGCGACGGGCGGGCACGACCGCAGAGCGGGCATGAGGCGCTCGTTGCAGAACTTCAGGGCCTCGTCCTCCGACGACGTGATCCACATGGTCGGGGACGGGTCCTCGGCCACGATCCAGGAGAGGAGGGCCAGCATGGTCTCCGTCTTCGAGGACTGGGCGGAGCAGAGGACGGTGATCTGGCGGATCGAGTTGTCGGCGAAGGTCTCCATGACCTCGCGCACCCACGGGGAGGTTTCGCTGCGCCACTTGCCGCCGGCGGAGAGGGCCGAGACGGGCGGGACATAGTAGTCCTCGGCCCATTGCCACGGCGGACGGCGGTCGGCGGGCTTCCAAGCCAACGTGGCGGCCTTGGCGACCGGGTCGTAGGCGGGGGCAGGGGTGCTCACAGGGGGCTCGTGGAGAGGGCTTGGAGGGCCTCGTCGATCTCACGGCGGAGGCGGGTCTCGATGTCGACCTCGCGGGTGAGGCCAATGAGCTGCGGGGCCATGCGCGCGGGGATGGCCTGAAGCTGCTGGCGGGCCTTCACGACCATCTTGCCCACCGACTGCTCGATCTCGGTGTTGAGGGTGTAGTCCTTGCGGCGGACCTGGAGCTCGAACTGGAGCTTCTCGTTCTGGAGTTTCAGCTTCTCCATCTCCAGCTTCGACTTGTCGGAGCCGCTACCGACGTTCGGGTCGATCAGGCTGCCGAAGTTGGCGTTGATGAAGGCCTGCCACTCGGCAATCTCGTAGCGGCCGTCCTTCGACCGGCCGGGGTTCCCTTCCAGCTTCAGGGCTTGCTGAATGATTTTCCGGTCACGGGGAGGGGCAAGGTAGCCCCCGAGCTCGGTTTGGCTTTTGGCGAACCGGGGGACGGTTCCAGGCTTGCGGCGTGGCATTTGGAAATGCCGGAACCGTCAACCGGAGCTTTGGCGCGAAAGATTTCTGAGAGTCTGGGCCGGGCTTTACGCCTCGAAAACAGGTGTAATGTCGGAAGTCGTTGATGGGTTAGCGGCTTCTACGCCTTTACGCCTTTTCGGCAGTTCCAAGTTTCTCTGGGTTGGCGGTGCGCTTTTGGCCTTCTGTATATATTTATTCTTCTTCAGTTCAGTAAACTAAGAGAAAGAGGTGTAAGGCGTAAAATCGCTGCGGAAGTCGTTGGTGGGAAGGGAGGTTGCGTCGGTTACACCTGTTTACCGCAAGTGTTTTGCCGTGCCGTTCTTTGATCGGGCGCAGTTCGGGTAACCCCTTGGGGGATTCACCTATGCGCGGCCCCTTGACGTTTCGCTCTCCGGCCACCACGGTGCGGACTCCGCAGTCTGGAGTGGTATCCTGCTGTGGTTATTTGAGTTGAAGCGCCGCCCGTTTTCTCGGGTGGCGCTTCTTCCGTTTTTAGGCCATTTTCCGGCGCCACCACGGCCCAGGATCAAGTCGCTGAATGGTAGGGATTTGGGCGTTTTCGTATCCGGTTTGTGGATACACTTAATTATACATAAGTAAGCGTAAGTGAACGATTTAGAGCCTGTTTTTTGTGCTTCACGCGGGACGGGGCATCGGGTAAGGTATCGGTCCCGGGCAATTCCGCCCGGCTCAAATAACCATGAACACCCAGACCCAAACTCAGAACGAAGGCGCGACCATTGCGCGCGCCCTCTTGACGCATGAGCGCAACGCACAAGCGCGGCGCGCGCTTTCCCCGATGAAAAGCCTTCGTCGATTCCCTGCGCGCGAGGCGCACCTTGAAACCCTACTTCCTCGCGCCCTCCGCTCGCTCGCCGTCGCCGTCGCCGACAAGCGCGGCCGGAAGGACGCGCGCGCCCTCGCCCTCCGCGCGGAGTTGGTGACGGAGGCGGAAAGCGCGGCGGGGGAAGCCGTCGCGCTTATTTGCGCGCGCTTCCCCTTCGCCCTCTCCGCCCTCTCCGCCCGCCTCGCGCTCGTGCGCGCGGGGTATCACAAGCGCGCGTCGTTCATCGGTCCTATTGAGCCCCACTCTCTCGTGTCTGTTTTCCCTTTGCAGGTGTGGCGCGCCGCGCACAAGGCATGCGATCGCGCTTTACGAAAGATGGCGCGCGAGGTCGCGACGGAAGACCTTCCTGCCAAGTTTGACGCGGGCGCGCCTGTCTCTGAACCGGTCTTCACCGTTGGCGTGTGGATCAATCCTTGGCACGCTCGGGACGCGCGGATTGAAATGCAAGTAAGCGCGGAGACTACGCCTGAGGACACCGCCCTTGCCCTAACGGAAACGAAAATCCGCCTCCGCGCGGAACGTCTGCGCGCGGCAATCCGCGCGCGAGCGGAGGGTGGCAACGGTTATCTTGTCCGCTCAGCCTCCGCTTTCCTCCGGAGAGTTGACGCTTGGCAAGCGCGCGCGCTTGCCCTTGCTCGGGGAGAGGATTCCGCCCCGCTCCCCGTCCTCTCTTCCCGTCCTGAGAGGGAGCGCGAGACGGTGGAGACGCTGGCAATTTATGACCGCTCGGGGCGCCCGGTTGCGACGGATGGACGGGGCGGAGTGAGTGGCACTCGCAAGCGCAAGGACGGCGAACGGTTCGCCGTTTACTCGCGCGCGTTCAAGGAAATTAAGCGTCTAGAATACTTCCTTGGCACGCGTCTGTCCGCCCTCTGAAGATAGCGGAATCACTCACGCAATACTAAGCGGAGGGGATGCGTTCTCCTCCGCTTTTTCGTGTAGCGGTTCCGCTGAAAGATAGCGGAATCACTCACGCAATACTAAGCGGAGGGGATGCGTTCCCCTCCGCTTCTTCGTGTAGCGGTTCCGCTGAAAAAGATAGCGGAATCACTCACGCAATACTAAGCGGAGGGGATGCGTTCCCCTCCGCGCAAGGGTTTTGGGTTGAATCCCACCTTGCGAAACGTCGCCCGTAGTGGTGACGCCGATACGCTGCGATAGCGTATCCTATGAGTTAGTTTGAACGTCGCCCGTAGTGGCGGCGTCGATACGGTGCGATACCGTATCCTGTTAAACTTTCGTGAGACGCGCCGAACGGCGCGCCGGGCGGGACTGCAAACCGCGGCGGTGCGCTAGGTGGGCCGTCTCCAACTTTCCCACAGCCCGACGAGGTGACGACGCGGCCATGACGCCGACTCGCGCACCGGGCTCTTTGTCTTTCCTCCTATGAACGCTCCTCTGTCCCCGTCTATGGCCCGGCACGGCCTTGGCCGCGCCTTTCTCATCCGGTCGCTTCCGGCCGGTCTCGTTCCCGAGGGCGAATCGCCCACTGTCGAGGACTACGGCATCGCCGCCCGCAATGACGTCGTCTTCGCCCCGGATGCCGGCGAGGCGCTGCGCCTCTGGGGTGCGTGCAACGCGTCCACCGACCGCGCCTTTGCCATCGTTCTTCCGACCGTCCTGGTCTGACCCGTCACCCGCTTCGTCGTCACGTCGAGCCCACGCTTTCCGCGTGGGCTCCCTCGTGCCTACGCACGTCATCAAATAACCACCATGTCAATCGCCACAAAGTTCAACGTCTCGACCCTCCGGGCCATGCCCCGCGAGGACGTCGTCAACGAGGTCTGCATCAACCTCATCAGCACCGCCTACACCTACCTCAACGCCGCCAAGGGCATCGTCGCCCTCGGCGACACCGAGGCCACCCGCGCCGAGCTCACCGCCGCGCTCACCGCCGACGGCTTCAAACCCGAGCGGATCAAGAACCTCATCAAGAACGCCAAGCCGGCCGTCGACGCCTGGGCCTCCATCGTGGAGCCGGGGCACGCGACGGAGGAGTGGTTCGACCGCTGCACCCGCGACGACTTCATGGCCGCCAACAAGGCCGTATCCGCGGTGGGCGCCAAGGCGCTCGCCGACGAGGGCTACTTCAAGCTCTCGACCGGCGTCGCATACGGCAAGTTCGAGCTCGTCGTCGAGCGCGGCATGACGCAGGCCCAATATGAGGCCAAGCAAGCGGACGCGAGCCCCCCGGCCGCGGCATCCGAGTCCGGCACCCAGGATGCCACCGAGTCCAAGACGACTTCCGAGAAGACGACCACGACCAAGCCCGCGAAGTCGGTGCGCCCGGCCACGGAGGTCTTGGAGGAGAAGGTCGCCGCCGCCGAGAAAGCGGCGCTCGAGCTCCTCAGCGTCACCGACGAGGTGACGGCGCAGAAGATCCTCACCCGCCTGGCGTCCATCAAGGTCGCCGCCGATGCGGTGGTCGCCAAGCGGTTCTCCGCCAAGGCGCCCGCCGAGCAGTTGGTCGGCGCGGCCTAAGCCCCTCTGACGAGCACGTCGTCCGCACGCCTTCAGAGCGTGGTCCGGTCGACGGGGCTCGTCGGCATACCGAGCCCACGACGTTCGCCGTCGTGGGCTCCCTTATGCCCTCAACCAAAATCAAAGTCGGCGACCTCGTGAAGGTGGTCGTCCCCGCGGACCAGCTCCGCGAGCGCGGCATCGTCGGCGCCCTCGCCGACGAGATGGCCGCCGCCCCGTCGCTCGAAGTGACGGAGGTCTGGGAGAAGTCCCTCTGGGTCCGGCACCCGGTCGTCGCGTCGAGCGAGTTCTCGCTCCCGCACCGATTCTTCCAGCGCACGTCGCCCGGGGTGTCGGCGCCGGTTTCGACCGATAGCGTATCCTGATTTTCAATACGGTGCGCTAGGACGCCCACTTCTATGTTTCTCTCCCTTTTTCCGGGCGCCGCGCTGACCGTGCCGCGCCCTCAAGAACTTCCCGCGCCGGCATGCGACCCGCCGGCGCGGGAGACGGCGCCCCCCGAGGGCGATGATAGCCGCCACCCGTTTTCTGGAAAGGCCGCAGGTCTCTGGAACCTGAAGGGTCGCTAGGAAACTATGACTTGTGACTAAGCCACCCGGAGGCGTTTCCGGGCGCCCGGCGAGACCGCGATAACGCGGCGCCGGGCGTGTTTCTGGTGCGCACCGCGAGGCGCGGTCGGATGATAGCCCGTCGGGTTCGACTCCCGGCGCACCGCCAAACTTTCCCATCATGTCCACCAAATCCAAAGCCCGCAACGTCAAGAGCCCCACCGGCAGCGCCCGCGCCGAACTCAAAAAGACTCTCGCGAACATGCCCGCCCGGCAGGTCGCGGCCCGTCTCGACGGCACCCGAAACGCGGTGCCGCCCGTCACGCTCGCCTTCAAGGACGAGCCCGGCCACCGGGACCTCGGCCTCATCCGCCGCAAGGTCAAAGGCATCCGCGTGGCGCCCGAGAAGCCCGCCACGAAGGGCGCCTTCGGCGGCGTTACCAAGACCGAGCGTCGGCGCCGTCAGGCCGCCAAGGAGCTCGCCGACCTGGAGAAGAACGCGGCCTTCGTCGCCTGAGCCATGAAAACCCACCTCCTCAACCTCTCACCGACCGAGTTCTGCGGCGCCACCGACGCGTGCAGCTCAGGTCGCGACTTCGCCGTCGAGCACGCCACGATGGCCGACGTCTGGGACGCCTGCCCTCGCGTCGACTGGCTCTGCTGGATTCTCGAACGCCTCGAAATCGCCCCCGACGAACGGAAGGTCCGCGAGTTCATGTGCTGGGCCGTGACCGACACGCCGCTCCACGACGGCCGCAAAACGCTCGACCTCCTCACCGACAAGCGTAGCCGAAACGCGGTCAACGTCGCGCTTCGGTTCGCCCGCAACGAGGCGAACGCGGAGGAGCTCTCCGCCGCCGAGTCCGCCGCCCGGTCCGCCGCCGGTTCCTGAACCCGTTCCGCTCGTGAAAGACGCCCTTCTCCTCGCCGCGCTGGCCGTCCTCTGGGTGGCCGCCGGCACCATCGACTTCTACTGGCAGCTCCCATGAGACCCACCGCCTGGATCGCCTTCGTCATCGTCGCCGTCTTCGCCGTCGGCTGCACCCTCATCGCCCACGGGCTCCTGCCGTGAAAACCATCCCCGAAAGTTATCGCCTCAAGGTCACCGCCTGGGGCAAGGCCAGCAACCGCAACTGGTGCTGCCGTGTCGAAATGGGCCGGCTCGCCTTCGCCGCGACGGCCGCCGAGGTGGACGCGATGATCGACGTGAAGTGGTCCTATGCCTTCACCGACATCTCACGCACCGTCCGCGCCTACCCGTGGTCGCTCACGGTCTTCGAGAACCCCGACGAGCCGCGCGAGCCCGGCGTCGTGCAGCACAGCGTCGTCAACACTCACTCGCTCCGGATCGACGTGCCGCACCTGTTCCGCGTCGCGCGGAAGCGGATATGGGACGCCATCGGGCGGGCCTCCGCAATACACGAGGTCGACTTCGACTACTCACAGATCTTCGACGTCCGGCAATTCGCCAGCAAGCCCGTCACGGTGCCGATCCTCGGCATCCTGACGCTCATCGACCTCTTTCAGGCGCGCAACTGCATCGCCTACGGCTACTTCCGCCCGGACGACTGGCGCCGTGAGTGGGCGCGGTCGCTCGCACCCTTCCGCGCCACGAAACCCGAGGCGTGGGCGAACCTGCGCCACTTCCTCGGCCAGCGCCTCCTCAACGGCACCGACCTCGTCCGCCCCGCGGGTCCCGGTGAGCTGGCCTTCCGCATGGGCGGCATTCACGGCGCGATCATCTGCCGCGGCGACGACTGGAGTTCGCACACATGAGCTACCCGAAAGACATCTATCTCGCCGTTGGCCGCGACGCCACCCGCGTCGAGAAGGGCCAGCTCGACCGCATCAACATCAAGCATCTCTGGCTCGCCTACACCGCGAAGTCAGAGATCGAGGAACTGGCGTTCAAGGCCGGCGTCCGCACCGCAGTCGGCGGCTCCATCTCCCACTTCGCCTACCTGGAGCCTGAGACCGTCGCTCTGATGGCGATTCGGGAGGCGAAGGGGTGAACCCGCCCCTCCTTTTCAGGCTTGCCGAGGCCTCGCCGGGCGGGCGCTTCGGACTGGTTCGACCAAGCCACGTTCGGCTAGGCGAGTGGTGTCCGCACGTCTACCGTCAGACCTGCGCAGGCAGGGAATACTACGGCGCCGAGGCCCTTCGTTGGACGCTCGGGTCTGACGGGGTCACGGAGACTTGCTGGCACCGCCAACTGCGCTACCGAGAGGACGTTCAGGCGCCCGGACCCGACGCGGACATCCCAAAACTGGTCGGCGACGCCGACTTGACCGTCCGCACGCTACTCGCCGCGGAGGGCATCGTATGATCCCGCCCGCATCCACCTCGAAGCCCAACGCCTCGTCGCCGAGCGCAAAGCACCCAACTACCGCGCCGCCTGCTCGCTCATCGCGAAGCGTCGTGGTAACAAGAGTCAACAACCCGTCACCCCTCCTCGTGAAATCCCGTCAAACTACCGACTGCCCTACGCCGATTTTTAAGCGCCCGCCGATCACCAGCAAGCCCGTCACGAAGCTTACCAAGGCTCAACTCCGTGCGGTCTACCTGGAAGCCGCCGAGCGCATCCACGCCGGCGAGAACTACTACGCCTGCTCCGCTGCCAGCCATGCGGCCGGCGTCTATCAGGACGGCCCGGAACAGCCACAGACCCGCTTGATCTGGGAGACTTTCGCGCCCCATGACACCGAGCGAGACGGGGCGATATGGGCCAACCCATTCGACACGAAAGAGGACCAGGAGGCCCGTATCCTCGGTCTTCTGCTCCTCCGCGAGATGCTCCGGCCCGAACGTCGCCCGAGGTGTCGGCAAAAATAACGCCGGTTACCTGTAACCAAAAGTTTAATACGATGAGCCACGAAGCGCACAGCGAACACTACAAGGGCTGCACGATCCGACTCGTCTACGACGAGTCGCCCGACTCGCCCCGCGAGTGGAGCAACGTCGGGACGATGGTGTGCTGGCACCGCCGCTACAACCTCGGCGACGAGCAGCCGGACAGTTCGCCCGACGACTACGTCCTCCAGCTCATCGAGCTGTCTACGTGGCGGGCCGAGCTCCTCCGCCGTCAAGAGGCCGTCCGCGCCGGCGAGCTTTGCTCGGAGACTTTCGAGACCGACGAGGACCGCGAAGCGGCCGAGCAGGAGTTGGAGAGATCCATCGACGCCGTCGAGTCCGACATGGAGGAGGATGCTGCTCTTTGCTGGCAACTCTTCGACAAGGACAACATCCGTCTCCCGCTCTACCTCTACGACCACAGCGGCATCAGCATCTCCACGGGCAGCTTCTCCTGCCCGTGGGACAGCGGGCAGGTCGGCTTCATCTACTGCTCCAAGGAGCATGCTCGCAAGGAGTGGGGTGAGAAATACAACCCCGGCATCACCGAAGAGGAAATCTGGGAGAAGGCCGAGGCCTGCCTCCGCGGCGAAGTCAAAACCTACGACGACTACCTCACCGGGCAGGTCGTCGGCTACGTTGCCGAGGACCCCGACGGCGAGCAGATTCATTCCTGCTGGGGCTTCTACCCCGACGAGAAGGGCGACTGGCCTGACGCCATCGAGCAGGCCAAGGGCGAGATCGACGCATGGGTTGAGCAGCAGGAACGCGAAGCCGCCGAGAAAGCGTATTGGGAAACCCGCGACGTGGAGACTGTATGACCTACTCCCTCGGCATCAACTTCGGCACCACCGTCCGGTGCGTCGGCCGCTTCCGCGGCTGCTGGGCGCACGGCGGCGGAGAGTTTCTGTTCACTGCCCGGCCGAACCTCATCCCCGCAAAGACTGAGACCCTACCATGACCACCTACACCCCCAACCTCCAAACCTTCGCCACCTGGCTCCCCGTCTTCCCCGGCTTCTGCAACACGATCTGGGACGAGTCCGACCGCTACGTCGAATACGAGCTCGATAACGAGGAGGACTTCCGGCGCAACTACCCGGAGCTCGCCGCCGTCCCGTGGGACTTCATCAAGGAGCATTTCTGGGACGTCATCAACTACCCGTCCGCCAACGGCGCCGTCGCCCGGGCTGCCCTGGAGGCCCTCCCCCGCATCCTGCCTGACGGCATGGTCACGGCGACCGAGTTCGAGGAGCTGCGCTCGCCCCGCGAATACAACTTCGGCAACGACGCGGTGAACTGCAAAATCACCGTCGACCTGTCGAACCTCCAGGGCTACCTCGCGGACCACCGTGAGGCACTCGGCAAGTATCTGCGTCGCCGCTACACGTCCCGCGACGGCTTCTTCAGCAGCTACCCCAACTACGTCGAGGCGTGGGAGGCGGCCACTGCCGGCTGGACCGACCTTGGCGGCCACTACCTCGGGGCGCTGCTCAACTTCGTCGCCCACAACGAAGATTCCGACCCGGAGTATGTCCTCTACGATGCGGCGAACGTCTCCGAGGCCTTCTCCAACTCCGCCAACCCCGACGTGGCGCGGCTGCTCGCCAAGTGGCAAGAGGTGTCGGAATAGGGCGGGGCGGTTTCCTGTAACCAACATGCCCTCTGAACCCGAACCCACGCCCGACACCGGCCTCGACGAGTGGTGCAAGACCTATGCCCCGGCCCTCCCGGTCCGCGTCGAGGCCATCGTCAGCGAGTGGAACCTCTGCACACCCGGCGAGCGCGAGCTCGTCGTCCGCTCGTTACTGAACGCCGTCCGCCAATCTGTCGCTACATGATCTACCCAGTCTCCCGCACCTCCGCCGGCTACGACTTCTCCGAAACGCCGCCCGTCCCCGGCGCCATCGAGCGCCGTTACTTTAGAGTGGTCTCCGTCCCGCCCGACTGCCCTGCGGCAAGCAACTGGCGCAGAGCCGGCACGGTCTTCACCACCGACGAGAAGGGCTGGCTGTCTCGCCTGGAAGAGACCAGGGAGTGGGCCGTCGAGACCCCCGACCTCGCCGCCTTCGTCCGCGAGCATGGCCAGTGTGTCGTCAAGTGGGACGCCGAGCGCGCCGACCCCTGCCTTTGCATCGAAATCTACGACGACTACCGCGAGTAACAACACTCAACACCCGAACCGACCATGAGCCTGTCAAACAAAGTCCTCTGCATCAACCTCCGCACGAGCTGCCTCGGCACCTCGTTCGTCGATAGCACCCTTACCGCCCACCTCGAACACGTCACCGGCGCCGACAAGAAGAAGGTCAAGGGCTCCAAGAAGATCCTCGGCGACGCCCTCAAGGAGATCCAGTCCGAGCTCCGCGGCGTGAAGACCTTCGCCAAGGAGAACAGCCTCCCCGGCATCAGCGACGACCTCCGCATCATCACCCCGAAGCTCCTCGACAAGGTCCGCGCCGAGGTGCTCGCCACCGAGGAGCGCATCCAGGCGCTCGTCGCCAAGTTCTCCGAGGTCGTCTCGTTCACCCCGGCCACCGTCACCGATCAGGTCGACGAGCGCGGCCAGCGCATCGTCACGCTCCACGAGCCGATGACGATGACGCTCTGGCAGTCGCTCCAGGAGCAGGACAAGATCGACCTCAAGGGCGCCTTCGACCCGCACGACTACCCGCCGCTCGAAAACCTGCCGCAGTTCTTCAGCGTCCGCCTCACCACCTGCGACCTGCCGCAGGGCGACTTCTTCCGCGTCGAGGGTCTCACTGACGAGGCCGTGGAGAAGCTCAAGGCCGACCACGCCAAGATGATCGAGTCGATCAGCAGCGCGGCCCGCAACGACGTCCACCGCAAGCTCGTGGAGATGGTCAACCGCGTCGCCGAGTCGCTCGCCAAGGAAGACATCAGCAAGCTCCACAACACCACCTTCACCAACCTGCTCGACTACCTCGACCAGGTGCCCGACCTCAACATCACCAACGACCCGCACCTCGACGCGATGGTCCGCGAGGTCCGCGAGAAGCTCAATTTCACGATGGCGCAGGTCAAGGCGTCCGCCGTGCTCAAGGAGCAGGCCGCGGCTGCCGCCAAGGACATCCTCAACCGCTTCGGCAAGTCCGAGCGCAAGGTCATCGTCGATCTGTCCCCCGAACCCGTGGCCGCCGAGTCTTGCCCCGCGTCGGTCGAGTCGGCCGCCTGATAACAACTAACAACACTTCATTCTATGAGTCATGTTGAGACAGCACGCGTTACTATAACCGACCTCGATGCCCTGAAAGCCGCCTGCGCCCGCCTCGGCGTCGAGTTCGTCGAGAACAAGAAAACCTACAACTGGTATGGGCGGCACATGGGCGACTACCCGCCGCCAGCCGGGTTCAACCCGTCTGACCTCGGCCACTGCGACCACGTCGTCCGCGTGCCGGGTGTCAACTACGAGATCGGCATCGTCAAAGCCCGCAACCCGGACGGCACGCCCGCCAAGGGTTACACCTGCCTGTTCGACTTCTGGGGAACGGGTGGCAGCAGCCGCCACGACGGCCAAAAGCTGCTCAAGCAGTTCGGCCAGGGCCTCGTGAAGCTCGTCGACGCCTATTCCGTCGAGGCGCTCAAGGCGGTCGCCCGCAAGAAGGGCTACACGACCAGCGAGTCCAAACTACCGAACGGCAAAACCAAGCTCCTCGTCACGGGGTTCGCGTAACCATGACCAACTTCACCGTAGTCGGGTTCTGGCCCGACACCGACGAACGCTTTGCGGACTCCGTCGACGCCGACACGCCCGCAGAAGCCGAAGCGAAGATAGGCCGCAGCCACCCGGGGGTCGCCATCGTCGCGGTTCTCAGTGGGCACGTCGTCGTGGAAGACGCCGACGTGCTCGTAAATTACACCACACCATGAGCAATCTCAAAACCATCGAGTTCATCGTCGGCGACGGCGAAGTCGTCATCGAGGCCTCCGGCTTCAAGGGCGGCGCCTGCGAGGCCGCCAGCAAAGCCTTCGAGGACGCCCTCGGCGGCAACGTCACCGGCAAGAAACGCAAGGCCGAGTTCTATCAGGCCGCGCCCACCCAGAAACTCACGACCGGAGGGAAATCAAATGGATGACCACGAAAAGACCCTCGCCGAAATGCTCGGCCGCGCCTCAACCGACATCATCAAGGCCGAGGTCCAACGGACGGCCTTCCTGGCCCAGCAGATGGCTGAAATGGGCCTCGGCACTACCCTCGCCGCACAGTTTGGCCGCCCACCAGACGCCCCGGACACCGCAGCGACCACCGTGGTCATCCTCCTCAGCGGCCGCTTCCCGCAGGATCTTGTCGACGGGCTTATCAAGCACGTGAACGGCCTCATCCAAGACTTCCGGGCCGGCAACAAGGCGCACTTCGTCGACCTGAGACCCAAGAAGCATGAAACCCCCGAGTGAGGTCACCCTGATCGTCGGCGACGGCGAGATCACCGCCCTCGCCGGCGGCCCGATCAGCCTCGCCGACATGGGCGAGCGCAAGACGAAGCGCGTCTCCACGCTCGAGTTCAGCTCCATCGACAACCAGTGGCACGTCTTCGACGCCGCGACCGGCGCCGACCTGTATTCGCACCACGACTACGACGTCGCCCTCGCGTGGGAGATCGCCCACTTCAACCGCGTCCTCGAAACCGTCGAGACGTGACCCATCTTCGGAGTGCGTTCCGGCCCGCGTGAGCGGGTAGCCGGCGAGGGGCGACGGCCCCTGCCCAGGCGACGGCCTGGCGCGAATCTCCACCAATTTCCGCACCGTCTGGCCGAAGGTAGGCTGATCCGTCTGCAAAACGGGGAACAGAGGGTTCGATTCCCTCCGGTGCGTCCACTTTCCGGCAGCCCACGGGCTCCGGCAATAATACCAGCAGCCCTGCGTTGGGTCAAAGTCACCGAAGGTCTTCGGGCCACCGGGGTATCTCACTGTCCCGCCTCGTCCGCGGCGAGAGTCACACGCAGGCCTCGGGCAGGCTGGGTAAGGCGATGGAACCGAACTCGCCACCTCCAATTTCCGCCGCGCGTCGGCCAAAACCGGGTCTGTGGTTATTCCCGGCCCGGCGCGCGGCGGTTTCCACCTTTCCCTGCCAGGACGAGACTCAAATCCGCCGCATGCAGCGATATGTTGAAAGCCCCGCCTGCGTGGACCCACCGGCCAGATCACCGGCCACCCGTGGGGCGATAACTGGCAGGGAAACCCCAATCTCCCACCCCGGCGCAGGCGCAGTAGGGACGTCGTATCCATTCGACCACGACGTCCGCGATCCGCGTGCCCGGCGGTGGGCTCCTCTGTTCACCTATGGACGAAGAAACCTACTCCCTCTGCGAAGCCGTCGCCGATCTGGCGCTCTGGGCCGGGCACGACCTGGCGAAGGGGCTCTGGGAGCGCCCGCCCGACAGCCGAGAGCTCGTGCGCCTGCTCCTCGAGTGGGCGGAAGAGTTCGAGCGCGACAACGCCGGCCGTGAATGGGACGGCGAATACCTGGAAGCCATCGACAGCTTCTACCGGCAGAAAATCAAAGAACTCTCTCAAACCACATGACCGAACGCATCACCAACTACCTCCGGGCCGGCTATTCCGGCCTCTACGTCGTCAGCCACGAGGAGGCCCGCGCCGAGGCGGCCGTTGCCGACTCGATTGAGCGTCTCAACAGCAAACTCCCCAAGAACGACCCCAAGGTTCCGACCTTCAAGCTCTTCGCATGGTCCCTCACGCAGGGCACCGTGGACGCCCGCACCGGCGACGCCGTCGGCAAGGACCACGGCGTCGAGGAAGTGCTCGTCTGGTTCCAAGAACAGCCCGAGAGCAGCGTCCTCCTGCTCCGCGACTACCACCTGTTCGTCGAGGACAAGAACCCGGTCGTCTGGCGCCGTCTCCACGACGTCCTCCGCTCCGGCAAGGCCGCCAACAAGGCCGTCGTCATCCTCGCCTGCCGCCTCGCCATCCCGCCCGAGCTCGAAAAGGAGATCACGGTGCTGGATTTCTCGCTCCCGACCCGCGAGCAGCTCCGCGACACCCTCGCCGATCTCGTCGAGGGCAACAAAATCAAGCCCGAGAAAGTCGAGGACGCCGGATTGCTCGCCGCCGCTGCCGCCGGCCTCACCGCGGCCGAGGCGGAGCAGGCTTTCGCGCTCTCCCTCGTCGAAACCGGGCGCATCACCCGCGAAATCGTCTTCCGCGAGAAGTGCCAGGCCGTCCGCAAGAACGGCATGCTCGAAATCGTCGAGGGCAAGGTGACCCTCGACGACATCGGCGGCCTCGAGAACCTGAAAAAGTGGCTCCTGGAGCGCCGTGACGCCTTCAGCGACGAGGCGCGGGCCTACAACCTCCCGGTTCCCCGCGGCTGCCTCGCCGTGGGCCAGCCCGGCACCGGCAAATCGCTCACCGCCAAGGCGACCGCGAGCGTATTCGGCGTTCCACTACTGCGCCTCGACGCCGCCAAGCTCTTCGGGTCGCTTGTCGGCCAGTCCGAGGCCAACTGGCGCGCCGTCCACGCCACCGCGAAGGCGATGGCGCCCTGCATCCTCTGGATCGACGAGGTCGACGGCGCGATGTCGGGCTCCGGCAGCAGCGGCCAGACCGACGGCGGCACCACCGCCCGCGTCGTCAAGTCCATCCTCCAGGACATGCAGGACAACAGCGAGGGCATCTTCTACATGCTCACTGCGAACGACGTGGACGCGTTGCCCTCGCCCCTCCTGCGCCGCATGGACGAGGTCTGGAACGTCGAGCTCCCCACCGCCGCCGAGCGCGAGATAATCTGGGGCATCCAGCTCCGGCGCGTGAAGCGCGACCCCGCGACGTTCGACCTCACCAAGCTCGCGACGGACAGCGTCGACTACTCCGGCGCCGAGATCGAGAAGGCCGTGGCCCAGGCGCTCTACCGTGCGTTCCCCGAACGCCGCGAGCCGACGATGGAAGACTTCGCAGCCATCACCAAGGAGTTCATGCCCCTCGCCAAGACGATGAGCGCCGACATCGAACGCCGCCGCAAGCGTCTGGAGGGCGTCGCGAAGTTGGCCGGCGGCACGGTCAAGGTCGTGCAAGCGAAGCCGGCGCGGAAAATCCTGAGCGTGGGAGGGAAGGCCGCATGAGGGCGCACACTCCGCTGCCGTGGGAAGTCGTAGTTCGCTGTGACCGATACTACGACATCCTCGCAAGCGAGGGAGGGCCATCGTTCCCCGTCGCCAACCTGTCCGCCTGCTCGGAGCCCTCCGAGCGCAAGGCAAACGCCGCCCTCATCTGCAAGGCCGTCAACCACCACGACGAACTCGTGGCGGCGCTGCGGGACGCGGTGCGCCTCATGCCACTCGGCGCCAAGGTCCGCGCAGAGTGGCTGGGCCGGGCCTCCGACGCCCTCAAGAAAATCGACACGCCATGAGCGCCGCCCCGATCCGCGTCATCGTCCGCAGCGAACGTCGAAAAGACCCCGCGCCCAGCGTCGTGATCGCCACCCGCTGGTCCGACGCCGCGCCGCTCACCGTCTGGGACCCCGACTGCGGCCACGGTGGCGCGTCGCTCGCGTGGTATCGCCGCACCCGGCCCGCCACCCGGCGCGAGGCGGCCCCGCTCCTGGCGAAGCTGCGCCGTCAATACGCTCCCGAGTTCAAACTCGTCGTCGGAAAACGGCTCAACCTGAAGAAACTATGAAACCCTTCAACAACACCCGCGCCGCCCGCGAGGGCTGGGGCCTCTTCAACCGCGACGTGCTCGGACGCGCGGAGATCCAGCGCGTCGACGGGGACGCCAAGTTCGTGTCCGACGCCGCTGCGGTCGCCTACGTGCGCCGCCAGGCCGAGGCCGGTTCCGCCTACCACCAGCGCGCCCTCGACACCCACCTCGCCAACCTGCCTGCGAAGTCGATGCGCGAGGTGCGGAAGCGCATCGCCCGGCTCTCCGACAAGCAGAAGAGCGACCTCATCGAAGACGTCGTCCGCGTGCTCTACTGCAACGACGAGGAGTTCGACCCGGAGGTCGAATGGACGTCCGAGACGGTCGAGTGGGTCGCGGCCTCCGTGAACGACTACCTCAAAGTAAAAGTATGAGCAACCCCTCTCCCACCATGAGCAACACCACCAAAATCGACCTCACCGACCTGCCCGAGGTGGAGCTCGACGAGACGGAGCCGCGCCCGGGTGGTGCCGCGGGGCACGCAAACCCCGGCTCGAGCTAAAGATATGAGACTCGTCCAATTCCCGCCGCTCTGCCCGTTCGGTAGCGAAGATGACGCGGCGCTGATCGAGTCGCCCGGCAGCCGATACTACATCATGCCGATCGCGGAGAAAGACATCTTCGTCCGCATCTGCATTCACGAGGGCGGCGAAGTCGCCTACAACATCGCCGAGCAGGTCGAAATCTCGGACCTCATGCACGACGCCGTCGCAGGTCTGGAGGACGTTTTCAGGGTCGACAAGACGAGTCGCGAACGGCTCCGCAAGTGGGGCTTCTGCTCGCTGCTGGGTCGAATAATCTATAACAACACCTAACAACCATGCCCTTCAAACCTATGCTCGCCGCGCCGTGCGATGACCTCGGCGCCCTCCGCTACCCGCTCCTCGCCACACCCAAGATCGACGGCATCCGCTGCCTGATAATCGACGGTGTCGCGATGTCGCGCTCCCTGAAGCCGATCCCGAACCGCTTCATCCAGTCGGTCATCGGCAAGCCCGAGTTCAACGGCCTCGACGGTGAGCTCCTCGTCGGCACCACGTTCCAAGACGCGACGTCCGGCATCATGTCGGAGGACGGGCAGCCGGACTTTCGCTACTACGTGTTCGACATGTGGCGCAACGCGGACCGGCCCGGCGAATACAAGCATCGCGTCGCCTCCTTTATGACGCAGCTCGGGAATCTTGGCGACACGCCGGCCACTCGCCGGATTGTCCCGCTGCTCCCGAAGCACCTCAACACCCGCGCCGAGCTCGACACCTACTGTGCCGAAATGCTCGCCGAGGGCCACGAGGGCATCATGGTCCGCAGCCCTGACGGCCCCTACAAGCACGGCCGCGCCACGTTCAAGGAGGGCTACCTGACGAAGATCAAGCCCTTCGAGGACGCCGAGGCTACGGTCGTCGGCTTCGAGGAGCGGATGCACAACGCCAACGAGGCGAAGACCAACGCGCTCGGCCGCACCGAGCGGTCGTCCCACAAGGAGAACCTTGTGCCGATGGGCACGCTCGGGGCGCTGGTCGTGAAGAACGAGAAGCTCTGGCCGGGGAAGACGTTCAATATCGGCACCGGGTTCACGGACGCGCAGCGGGCGGAGCTGTGGGCGCAAGCCGGCCACCCGCAACCGCGCGCATCGGGCAGACCCCCGATGGCGACTCTCGACGACGGCAGCCGCATCCGTCCCGGCCACCCTCCGGCACCGCCCCCCGGTCCTCCCCTGATCGGCCGCACCGTAAAGTTCAAATACCAAGCCATCGGCACGAAGGACGTCCCCAGGATTCCCGTGTTCCTGGGCTTCCGCGACGCGAGGGACATGTCGTGAGCCTGGAGAGCCGTCTCCGTCGCCGCTACGGGCGTCAGCGGCAGCGACTCGCGAAGCTGGAGAAGGAGTTCGACGCCTTCGTCCGCTCCAACATGGACGACCCGGAAGCCCGTGCGGCCTATGCCGCAGAGGCCAACCGCAAATACTTCAAGCTGACCGAGCAGATGGCCAGCACCCGCGAGCAGTATGCCCGCGCCAAGAACGGACCGCCGTGAAACCACAATACGAACGCACCTCCTGGGGCTGGCTCGCCTACGTCTGCCACGCCCGGTATCTCTACACCGGACGCGGCGGCACGAAGCGCGAGGCCCGGAGCGCGCTCAAAGCACGACTCGCATGAAAACACTACGCATCTGGGTTCCCGGCTACAACCCCTGGGTCATGGGCGGCCACGTCCACTACACGCTCGCCACCGACGTCGAGTGCGACGGCCCGTTCGAGGTCGGGAAGGGCCTCTGCGCCTACACGGCCAAGGCCCCGAACGGCACCGAGTTCGTGGTCGACAGCGTCAGCCTCGGCGTCGTCGGCGACTCCCTCGAAGCCGTCCGTAAGGACGTCGAGGAGGGCGCGCTCGACGTCATGCACCGGCAGCAGCGCGACGCCCTGGCTCGCTACGAACGGGACCGCGACCGGGGCGCGGTCGAAGTCCGGGAGCCCGGCTACTTCTGGGCGAAACTCAACGCGATCTGAAATGACCACCTCCGAACAGATTGCCGCCATCGGCACCGTCGACCGCCCCAAGCATCGCTGGCGAGCCGAGAGCGACGGCGACCCGCACCGGAAAGTTTTCTACGTCATCGACTCCTTCACCCTCAACCGCCGCGACTGCGCCTCCATGAAGGACGCGCGGGGGCTGGCGAAGGAACTTAACGCACAATGCCAAACGTCCTCTACGACTCTCGCCATCCGCTGACGACCTGCGAGTTCGCGAACCTCCACCGCCAGATCGGCGTCCTCGTCCACGCCCCGTTCCACCACGCCGGCCTGAACCGAGAGATGGTCGACGTCTCCTACGAGATCCCGACCCACAACACCCGCACCTTCGGCCGCTGCTGCGCCCTGGCCGAGTGGCCGGAGAAGGCGAAGGAGAACACGGCCCGCATCATCGCGGAGATCGACCGGCAGATCGCGGAGCTGACCGCGCATCGCGAGCGCCTGGCGGCCGAGCTGACGAAGCCGATCGGGGCCTCCAAACACTGCACGATATGAGCATCTTCTCCCAAGCCCGCGCCGGACTCGCCCAGGGCCTCGCCAAGGCCAAACTCGCCGAGTTCCTGAAGCCGTATGGCGTCTCCGTCTCCGAGCTCTCGTTCGAGAGCGGCGGGCGCTTCTCCGTCGTGCTGGAGGGCGTTCTGCCGGACGACGAGGAGGACGTCGGTCTGTCGGGCCGCATCGCTTTCGAGGGCGACAGAGCGATCCTCACCTACCTCGGCCCAGACCGGCGCTGGGAGTCCCTGACCCGCGCCATCTCAAAGCACCTCGTCAACACGCCCCTTCCCCTGTCTCCCGATCAAGTGAACCAACTCCGCAAACTCTGGCCCTGATATGCCCCTCCCCACCGACATAGTCCAAGCCAAGCGCACCTTCCGTCAATGCGCCAAGGATTCAGTCGGCACGGTGTTTCACCAGCAGCCCTACGCTTTGGCGGAGGGCACCGCGGTCTTCACGATCAAGCGCGCAGCCGAAGCTCTTGAGGGTGAGATCATGTTCCCGAGCCGGGCGGCACTCAATGCAGCTACCAAGCGAGGCCCCGTATTTCATGGCACCTTCCAGTCTAGCGTCGCGGAGGCGGACAGGCGCTATTCGATCCATTGGTTTTACGACCAGTTCGGCGACTGCCCGTTCAGCGCGCTCAAGACGGGCAACTACCGTGACCTCGACGCGACAGAGTGGGGGACGCAAGAGGTCCTGGACGACTGCATCGACGAGGTGCGGCGCGTCCTGGGCATCGACATCCCCGTCGTCGTGAGCGCGAAAGCGGCGGCCCCGGTCAAGTTCGGCCGCGCCGTCAGAAAGCTGATCCTGTGACTTTCCACCCGAACCTCGGATACCCTTCCGACTCGTCATCATTCACGGCGCCGCCGGCGCCCGCACCCAAACCGCCCGCCGTCGTCTTCGGCAAGGAGACGCGGCGGGTCATTCTTCCCTGACCACGTCAGGGCTTCAACGCACCATGCCACCCATCGACCCGTCCAAATGGACCATCACCACCGAACCGGCGCCGAAGCGTCGTAGCGCCGAAGTGCAAGCGGCCTACGACTTCTTCTATGTCCAGCTCGCGACCGGCGCCTCCGCGCTCATCCCGAAGGAGGAGGCCAGCACCGCCCGCAACGCCGCCGCGCAGCTCAAGAAGGAGAGCGACGGCGCCATCGAGATCCGCTTCCGCGACGAGCCCGGCCAGCCGACGCTCATCCGCGCGACCAAGGTCAAGGGCCAGTCGCCCGAAGACCTCGCGGCGCTCCAAGCCGGGATCGCCGCGTCAGAAGCGGCCACCGAGTAACAGGAACCAACAACAACACGCCCGATCTCGGGATTCCGAGATCGGGCTTTCTCTTTCAAATGAAACTCGACGTTCAAAAGGCGATCGAGCAGATCGACGCCGCAATCTTCTCGGGCGATGCCTTCATCGACCCGGCAAACCGAAAGAGCCTTCGGGAATACTTCGATCGGTGGGAGCGCGGCCTCGAAGGCTTCGACCGGGTGTTCCCCAACGGCGCATGCGCAACCGATTCCCCGGATACTGCCTCAACTGCCGGACGCACGTCCTGAAGGGCGAGGGTCATCCCCAGCGCCACCGCGGCAAATGGGCGGTGCGCTGCCTCAAGTGCGTCCGGCTCCCGAAACACCCAACCAAATGACCTCATCCGATTACGAGAAACAGCGGAACCAACTCGATCTCCTTCGGCTCGCCTACGAGGAGATCGAAGTCTTCGTCAAACGTCGCGCCTTCCTCGAGCGGGTGTCGCCCGGGGTCAAGCCAGCCCTCGACCCGCGGCAGGAGGGCCGGGCGCTATTTCTCGACAGCCAGGTCGTCCCCTACCTTCGCGAGGAACTGGGCCTCCCGCGCGCCGAGCCGATTCTCAAGGTCAATTAAGGGCATGAAAACCGAAGGCGATTTCATCCAAATCAACGAGACTTGGGCGGTGCGAAAGGACCAAATCGTTTCCGTGTTCTGGGATCGGAGCGTAAACCAGCTCGAAATCTCCGTTGCTTTTGAGGGCCAAAAAGTTCGATTCAGCGACCGCGCCAGAATCGTAGGCGTCCTGCGGGCTCTCGGGCTCGACTCTATCCTAGCCCTCGCGCTCAAGGGCTTGGAAGGCTGTTGAGAACCCAATTTCAAAACCAATTTCAGAGGCTAGTCGGGTTTCTTCT